CACCGCCACTGCCATCACGAGCCTTCTGGCTACCCGAGGGGTGCAAAAGGACAGCGGGCAGGCTACGGCAGCCTACGCAACTCCAACTTGGGATTCCACTGGCGACGCTATCATAGCGGGGAACCTCACAGTTTCGACGCTGACCTCGGGCAAATGCGTGCAGGCTGGCACGGGTGGTATTCTAACTTCGACGGCCGCAGCGTGCGGTTCTGGTGGAGGTGGAGGCGGCGGAAACGTCCTGAGTTCTGGGACTCCCACAAACGGGCAAATCGCGCAATGGACTAACTCGACCACCATTCAGGGAATCTCGACCCTGCCGGCTGCGGTGCTGCCCGTGCCCACAGCCTCGACGCTTGGCGGCATCGAGTCGATCGCGCAGGTTCCCAACAATTGGGTGCAATACATCGACACCTCGGGGGTTCCGTGGCTCGCGCAGCCAGCCTTCACGGATATCTCGGGGATTGCCGATGCCTCGCAATTACCGCTGGCCACGTTACCGATTGGAGTGGTACTGGGTTCCCTGGATACTGGCTTTCCCAGCTTGACCTATGGCGTGAACTCGATTACGGCAAATCAGCCCGTCACGGCGCCGGCGTTTGTTTCGAGCGACACGCATAACACAAATCAGAGTTTTGTCTGGGGTGTAGGCGGAGCCTATGCCGTCGTCGCCTCGACGATTCAAGACCAAGCTCCGAGTTCTATCCAAGCTGCGGGGTACAATGAAGTCCGACCTGGAAACGAGCCGACGGCTGCGTCACTTCTGATCTATGGGAATCCGACGGCGCACGTCACGACGAAGTCTTTTCTGCCAGGAGCTACGGCAGGCGACATCGCTTACTTTAACGGGTCCGCTTGGGCCAAGTTTGCAGGTAATACGGTTGGAACAAAGTACCTTTCGGAAACTGCGGCTGGCGTGCTTGGCTGGGGATCTGGTGGCGCAGGCGGCAGCCCTTCGCTGGACCTTGTTACTGGGGCAGCGGCCCTCGCCACCGCAACTGAGGTGGGGGCGGGCGACATCTACACATACAATGGTGTCGAGACAGCGGCACTGACTTATCCCTTTGTCATCCAGAACACCAGCGCATCAAACAATACTTCTGGTGCCCTGATTATCAACACCGCCGGCGCGGGAACCGGTCAAGTGCCTTTGGTCATCAACGAGACGACGGCGGCCGGCAACTTCTTGAATTTGGTAAAAGGGGGAACCGTCACCAATGGAGTTCTGGCGGGTGGGACAAGTGAATTCTCCGTTGACAAAAATGGAAATGTTACAGTGAACGGAGATACGACGCTTACCACTGGCAGTGTAAAGGGAAGCGTTTATGAGGGTTCTGCTTCTACGGTCGCCACCTATTTTATAGGCGGGCAGGATGCTTCTTCCACGGGCGGCATAACCACGGGAACCGCTCTTGTAAAGACTGGGAACGAAACTGGCGCTACGGGAGCAAATGGCACAGGAGCGCTCACCCTGCACGCAGGCGACCTCACTACAAACAATGCCGGGGGCTCAGTCGGTGCGACTGTCATTCGTGCCGGCCGGGAACTCGCTGGCGTGAAGACCGGGCCTCTGCCGGGGTTCCTGGTAATCGCCCAGGAGTTCATCAAGGGAGCCCAAAACACCGTGGGGCTACTTCAGTGCCTCAGCGATGACTACACCGTAACGGACTGCACGGTAGCCAATACCAACCCAATTGGGATAAACATCGGCGTGAACACTAACGCCGTTGACGTGCAGACATCGGGAATCGTGAGTGTGAACTTCGCATCCGCAACCCCGTCTGCGGGATGGTATGCGTGCTCGACGACAATCAGCGGCGCCTCGTACAACATCATTGTTCAGGCAGGCGCTTGCACCGCTGGCCAGCAAGTGGGCATCGTGGTGAAGGGTGGCGGCCCCGTCACCTCGACGAACATTATGATGCAGGTGAAATAATGCGGAAGGCTTTTATCCTCGTCGCGTTGATTGCTTTCGCGCCAGCTTTGTGCGTCGCGGCGATCCACTGCGTCCGCGTTCCAGCCGACTGCCCCCCACACCTGACCTACAATGGAGACGGCACGACCTGGAATTGTGCGATAAGCGCTGGAGGAAGTGGAGCCTTTCTGGACTTTCCTGCCAATCTGATACGTGGGGACACCTACCTTGTGGGAGGATCTGCGACGAGCTATCCCAATCATTTATTCAACGATGCAGATTCCGGCACAAAGTACATCTATATTTACAAAGCCGTGGATTGCTCAACTCACTTGACTGCTACCTATTGCTCTGGAGGGAGCAACCCGCTCTATACAGGAAGTGATGGCCCTCAGAATATCACTGGATGGAGTTCCACCTTTGGTACTACTACGGCGGATTGGGTCGAACCGGCAGGACATGACCCCGGTAACACTTCCACAACGGTCTTGCAATTCTGCCCTGGAGACTATTACGTGATGGATGGCATCACCGGATCGGCGCTGCCTGCATCCGGCCCGATTACAACTCCAACCGGCCAGGGATTCGTCGTAGGTTCGTACAGCACGGGCTCAAGGATCAAGTTTTGTAATAATAGCCAGGCTCAAACTGGCTTTATCTTTAATCACATCGACAGTGGAGGCACCGGACTTGCTCCCTATTGGCCTGCGGCAGTCACAGGATGTGTCTGGAACGGAACCACCGATACCATCACGACAGACAGCGACATCGGCGGCGACGGAACCCATGATAAAGTGGACGGATGGACAACCGCGTCCGCTCAAATTTACTTTGGAGGGGGCACCAACCCAGGGATAGCCGCCACCTCGATTACTCCAACCACGGTCGTTATCACCCCTGCCTCCGATAAGTGCAGTGGGTTAGCCTACATCGCCTTGGATTTCTCTCCGCCCAGTTCGTTTTTTAATGGCGACAGCACGGGGTCGCTTACGAATCTCACCATCGAAAACTCCTACCTGCATGACGGGAACGTTCTCATCTGGCTCCAAAATTCGTACAGCGCGAATTTTCTTCATAACTACATTGCCCGCAACCGTTCAACGCCCGCGCAGCACGGCTCGCCTATTGAGTTCACGAACTCCAGCGCCTCGGTAAGCTCTGGTCCCGCAACTATTGCCTATAATTTCCTGTCGGACAACGGAGGAACCGGCTGGATTACTTTACTGAATAAAGCAGGCTCGACCTTCAATGGGCTCGCCGTTTACAGCAACATCCTATCATGCTCGAGTGCTGCGCTTGGATTCCCGTCTGCAAGAGGAAGATGCAATAGTGCGATGGTCATTGATAACGGTTCAGTCTATGCCACTAATTCTGTATTCTACAACAACACGGTAGCGAATGTGAATGCGAAGGCGGGCTACTATGTGTATAGCAACGGGTCAACTGGCGGCATCGCCCAAAACAACCTGTTTTGGAATGCGAGCAGCTATGTTGCTTTGCAAAGCGGGGCAGGCCGTGGTATCGCCTACCATGATTACAACACCCTTCTGGACTCTGCTGAACAATATGGAACTCGGCCTTGCACGACACACGAAACCTGCATCACCTCTGGAGCGCTGGACCCGTTCGTCAATGATGCGACTTTTGACTTCACCCCAGCGAATGAGTTCAACGTGTTGAGTAATGGTGATCCTTGGTCGCAGGGGCACACGCTTGGCGCACCTTACGACAAGGACTTCTACGGGACCACGTTTGGCAGCACGGTGGGATACGCTCGCGGTGCTATAGAATTTCCACTCGGTGGCGGGCCAACATCCAACGCTACCCTAACCCCGACTTCGATGTCTTTCACTTCGCAGGCAGTTGGCGTCCTATCTTCGGCGAAGGTGGCGACCTTAACGAATATCGGCAGCGCAACCCTGAACATTGCAAACATTGGGGTATCAGGCTCTTTTAGCGTGTCTGCTACGACGTGTGGTTTGACGCTGGCCCCATTGGCGGCTTGCACGATTTCCGTAAAGTTCACACCAGCAATTAAGGGTGAGTCGGACAGCGTGCTAACTGTTACCGATGATAGCGGAGGCATCCCCGGCAGCCAGCAGACAGCCGTACTCGTCGGCATCGGCGTTGCCTCAGTGATGGCAGGCGGAACATTCAAGGGTGGAGGGAGCCTTCAATAATGGCTGACCTTTCAAAAGCTGCGGCGTTCGTGCTCAACAACGAGGATGAAGGGCTGACTGGAAAAATTACAGTTGATTTGGGATCAACCACCCGCTGGGGCATTGCCGAGCGGTACAACCCACCGGAGGAAATCGCCCGGATTCTCAGCGAGCCGGTCGCCATTCAGGACTTGACGGTCGAGCAAGCTGCCACCATCTACGTAGCGAAGTACGGCAGGCCCTTCTTACTCGACCAAATTCTTGACCAGGACGTGGCGAACCGGTCGATGGACGTGCTGGTAAATCCGGGTCCCGGTGACGGCGCAAAGATCATCCAGCGTGCGGTGAATCGGTATTACGGCCGGCCCGTGCTTGCGGAGGATGGAAGAATCGGGCCGCAGACGATCTCGCGGATCAACGGCATTCCGACGATGAATTTTCTGGCCTGCCTGCGTGCGCAACGGTGCGTGTATTATCTCGCGGATTGCCAGGTCCACCCGGACAGGTTGCCAGACTTGATCGGTTGGATGGATCGTGCGTGTCTATGAGGAGGCTATGGGACCCACTAAGGTTAAAGCACAAATTGATTGGACAAATATCATCATCCAAGCCTTGTTCCTTTTTGTTCCACTTTTTGGAACTGCCTTTGTCTGGGGTTGCCGAGAGCGGGATGCTCTACGGGACATTGAATCGTGGCAGGTAAAACAATTGCAGGAAGTTCAGACCATCAAAGACTCGATTCGCGAGAATGGCAAGAAACAGGATTCCCTGCACGATACTCTCAAGGATTTGGTGAACGTCATGCGGCTCTATCCGCCGCACAAGCACTTGGGAGCCCGTATCGACTACCCCACAGAGATGCCTGCACCTCCTCCCGCGAGTAGCGAAGGGGCTGGAAGCGTGGTACTCAAGGAAAAGTCGGTAGGCGATCCCCAAGACTTCCGACCGGATAAGGTGCCGACTGCGAAGTGAGCAAAGGTGGTAGAATTCATCCGTGCCTTACACGAATATCAGCTTCGCGAACTTGAAGACCCTTCTTAGGGCGAGGCTACAGAACTCCCTGTTTTACACTGACATTGAGATAGCTGAGTTCTTGAATGAATGTTTTTCGCTCCTACAGATCGGGAGCCTGTATTGGAAATCGCGGTTCCAAGCGCAGTCTGTTGCGGGCCTTGTCTTTTATGACCTCTCAAGTTTGGCTGGAACTCTCGACGACAATGGAAATCCCCAAATCCTGATGCCGTTGCGCGTAGCGTTCAATCAATCTCCACTCGACTTCTGTGCGATAAGCGATCTTGACAATGGGGGAATCAGCAATTGGCAGACGCAAACCACGGCTACCGCCGGCGCTCCCGATGTTCCGCAGCTTTGGGGGACCGTTGGATTGAACTTCTTATATCTTTGGCCTTCCGATGCCGTTGGAGGGAACGACCTCCAGCTTGATTGCGCTGTACGTGCGCCGCACTTCGCGACGGACGGGTCTGACGACGCCCTCAAAGTCAACATCGAGTCGGGCATGATACCGGCGATGCTTGACTACTGCCAGCACATCGCGCAGATTAAGCGAGGAGCGGGGCAGATAGCGGCCACGATGCCGAAACTCAAGAGCTTTTTCAGGCTTATCGCCCAGACGAACTCGATGTTCGCTGCTTCTTCAATTTTCAAGGAAAGCTACGCTCTCCAGACGGAGAGAAAGGCTCGCACACGGGGAGACATAACCGGCGTTCCTACCCCTGCGAGATTTCGGTAGTGCAGGACTGCACTGAAAGGAGATGGTTATGCAATTCAAAGCAATAGGTGGAAAGGCTCGACGCAAACAGAAGCGTATCAGGGGTAAGAAACTCAAAAGATTGCCGAATCAACGCAGAGGTGGAAGGTGACGACGCCAGGGCAGCCTCCCACCTACCCCACGACTAGCGATTTCGCTCTCCTGCAACGAGCGCAAGATTTTCTTCTCGAACCTCGGTCGGCGGTTGCTCCCATCACCATTGCGAGCACCATGTGGTCAGTGCAAACTTTGGTCGATATGCTCAATTACAAATGCAAAAGGTTCCTTCGGGAAACCGGTTTAGTTGTGGCGAGGCTAGGGTATGACGGGATAGGAAGCGACCACTCTATTGCCCTGACGCCGGGGCTTGAGTCGGTGACGCTCCCTCAAAATCTTGTCGATCCGCTCCGGCTTGCCTTCGTCAACTACGACACCTCGGTTAATCGTAATGTCGTATCGGTCCAAGACGTTCCGCGCGAGGACTTCCTGAGCCTCGACGCTGGAGATCAGGACTGGGAGAGTACGCCAGCGCCCCAGCCGACGGGCTATACGCAGTCGATTACGCAAACCTTGGAAGCGTTCCTCGCGCATCCGCCCAGCGACATAGCGGCGATCGACCTGACGTTCGTTGCGTTCAGCGGGACGCTGACCGGGCTCGGCGTGGCATTGGGGATTCCGCCAGAGTTCGTTCAGTACCCACTCTACGGGATGTTGCAGGACGCTTACAGTGTCGAAGGGGAAGCGTACAACCAAGCGCTCTCAGACTATTGCGGGCTCAGGTGGTCGGAAGGCGTAATGCTTGCAAAGTGTCTACTTGAGGCCCCGTCGTTCCAGGACCCGGAGGCAGTCTGATGTCTGTACCGCTACTGCCGTATCAAACGAAGTACGAGAACGCTGGTCTCATCCTCCGGCGCCCGTCGGATCTCGTTCCTCGCGGTCAGTACATCATCCTCAAGAACCTATTCTCTGCCCAAGAAGGCTCACTCCGCCCGCGCTTCGGAACGAAGAAAGTCAACGCGAACGTTCTTTCCGACCTTGCCATCCACAGCCTCGGCTACCTCAACGATCCTGTGCTCAAGAAGGCCCTACTCATGGCAGGCGCAGGGAAGAAGCTCTACCGACTCGACACTTCGGCGCAAATCGATGCTGGCTATTCTGGCGACCCGATCTCGATGGTTGCCTACCGGATGAACCAGAGTTCGTCACCATTCATGATCGTCGGTGACTCGGCGCAAATGCGGCTCATCGACTCTTCGGGGAACGCGAAGAAACTCGGCCTGAGCTTTCCTACGGTTGCTACGAATTCGATTGTCCAAGGGCCTCCCATCAACGAAATCCACGAATTCGAGACAGATCCGCCGTTCATTCTGGCGAACATGGCCAGCCACAGCGTAGCGGCAACTTTCGCGAATGGGGTTGCCGCGCAGAGTGGGAAAGCGTTGCAGGTCACGACGAATGCGGGCGTTGTGGCGACCATCAGCCTCGTCGCTTCACTCAACTTGGGAGTGCTATCTGGGGTTGCCGTGGGGGATTCGGACTACATCCACATCTGGATCAACGTGGACAATCCACTCAACATCTCGCAAATTCGCCTCTTGTTCGACGTGGACCCCAACAGCGTCTCGGCGGGAACCTTCACCGCGACGGCATTCAAGAACAACTTCTATTGGGCGAGCATTCTGGGGTCCGACTTGCAAGCGGCCACACAGGGCACGACGACGACCATAGCGGGATTGCAGGCTCAATTGGCGAACTTGCAGGCGCAGTTACAGACAGCGGAAGCCAGCGGATGGTTCCAGCAGATACAGGCCCTACAACAGCAAATCTCCCGGCTCGAACAGACGATAAACAACCAGACTTTTGCCGGCCAGTTGCAGTGGACCGAATTCAAAATCCCCATCAATAATTTCTTTAGAGCCGGCGGGAACCAAGCCGTGAACTGGTCGAATGTTGTGGGATGGAGAATCGAAATCACCACCGTGGCAGCGGTCGCCGCAGTATGCACCTTCGACGCGATGTACGAATTCGGAGGCTTGGGGCCAGACTCAAGCGTTGGCGTGGGATACGATTGGCGGTACACCGACTACGATGACACGACGGGTTCCGAGGGGAACCCCTCACCGCTTCAAGCGAACGCACCGCCAACTGGAACCGGAACTGCTGTTGTGCGCAGCGCCGTCGCTCTCTTTCCGGCAGTATCGACGAACACGCGATGCACTCGACGTTACCACTACCGCCGCGGAGGAACCCTCTCCGCATCGTGGCAACGGTTGGGATACCAGTTGAACGTCGCGCCAGCGGCAATCACAACAGTCGTTATCAATGGTGCAGGGCTCTGTACGGTCACTACGGCTGCGCCCCACGGATTCCCAAACGGCTCCGCCGTGCTGGTTTCCTGCCCAAGCGGTGGAGTTGTCAGCGGCGTCGTCAGTGGGATGGTGCTCTCGAATTCCCCACCTGGAAGCTGGACACCAGGACTTACGGGCGGGACACTTTACGCGCAATCGACCTTCATCACGTTGGCAGGAGCACAGAATCCCGGTCCAGCACCTTTCCCAACATTCGGCTCGAAAGTCAGTTGGTTATTCTACAACTCGATTTCAGGGTATTATTATTCACTCACGTCGACGCCGACAGCATTCGATGACTGCTTGATTGGCGTGGTTCGGGCCTCGCTGCGTGGCGGCACAACGATAGTCTCCCAGGCCGCTGCTTTCTACCAAATCTTTGAAACCATCACCGTGACCGGCCTGAGCACATTCACGGCTCCACTGACTGGAACGGCGGTCACTTACACTGGCGGCACGGCGACACTCGGTTTCTTGGACTTCTACGCCGATGCCGACATCGCTTCGGCGCCATCGCTGCTCTTGACCAATGATGTGCCCGTTACTACAGTTGATTCGACTGGGGCAACCGTTTACGAGCAACCGTTGAAGCGAATCTGGGGACCTTATCTCGGCAGCGTCATCTTCGGCTGCGGCGACCCGAACCGGCCGGGATACCTCTACTGGCTGAACGCGGGGAATCCCGACGGAGCCTCGTCGATCAACAATGTCGAAACGACGCAGCCCAGCGACCCCCTGCAGAACGGCTTCTTCTGGGGCGGCTTTACGTGGGTCTTCAGCAAGGAAAACCTGTTCACCATCTATCCCGCGCAGTTGGGGATCCCCAACCAGTATCAACCTCTTCCGTCCGCCTGCGCGCGTGGGCTTTCTTGGTCCGACTTGTGCTTCGCTGCGGGGCCAGACACGCCGGCAATCTGGTTCCTGTCGAAGGACGGCATCTACGAGACCATGGGCGGGCCGGCAGTCCCCATCACTGAAGACGACCTCTGGCCAATTTTCCATGGCCTTGCGTCCGGGCCTTACGTGCCCATCGACTTCACGCAGACCGAAATGCTCAGGATGGCGTACCGGGACAATGAGCTTTTCTTCCAGTACCAAGACATCAACCAGGGCATCCAAGTCCTTGTCTGGAACCGACTCAAACGTAGATGGCGCCACGCGACGTACCCATGGGGACCGCTTTGCCTCTATGCCCAACCCGAGGTTGGAAACATCTTGCTACTGGGCGGGAATAATGGTTTGTGCTACCAAGAGGACCCCTCCGTCGGCGGCGACGACAGCCAGCCGATTGCCTGCCAAGTGCGCAGCGGGTCATACGACCAGGGGTTGGCGCTGCGCGCGAAGGAGTACGTGCATTTCATCCTCGACGCGGACCCCCAAGGCGCAAGCATTTCGGCGAGCCTGCTGTACAACGACCAGACGGTTAGTGCAGGCCTGCAGTGCGGGCCATTCGTTTCGTCGGGAAGTGGCCGCCAGCCGTTGCCGTTCGGGCTCAATGACTACTACGCGCTCAACGCGATGGTGGATGTCAGCTTCACGACGGTCGCCGTGCCCGTGCTTTACGGGTTCGAGTTGGACTACCGCATCGATCGGCTGGCGATGGTCCATATCGAGACGCCCGAGGATTCCTTGGGAATCGACGGCTGGAAGCACGTCTATGACGGGTACATCACGGTGCGGTCCAATGCCGACGTGAGCCTGATTCTGATGGGCGACGGCACGGCGATTGGCGCGACGACAGTCATCCCCTCGACGGCTGGGCAGAAGAAAAAGACGCTTCTGCAATTTGGGACGAATAAGTTCAAGCTGCTGCGGAGAAGGCTCGACAGCACGCAGCCGTTTCAGGTGTATGCTGAGGATAGCGTGCTGCACGTCGGCGGGTGGGCCGACGGCCAATACCGCAACGTACCACTCGTCGAAAACGTGGAGTGACAATGGCTCTGACGCAACAAGACTATGCCATGCCCGCAGAGGTTGAGATTCCAGTAAACGGCTCTCGCCACAGAGTCGTCGAAGCCGCGAGCCTGCGGATGGTCCTGTTCAGGATGTACAACCTTCTCTACAAGGCTGCTGGCTTGGCACCTGGGGGAGCGACGATTCAGGGGCCGCTAACGATTCTCGACCCATCGCCAGGTTCTTTCGTCGGCCTTTCGACGGCGAAGGGTTCGAACAGCGCCAACCCCGAAGCAAATGAGTTTGTCACCATCGAATACTTGCTTGCCAATTTCTCTCCTGACGAGATTCGAGCCATGCTTGAGGCTGATGGGCCAGCGCCGTTGAACCTTGAGGGTTTAACGGGAGCGCCAGCCGTGTTCAGCATTACCCTCGTAACGGCCAACTACGCCGTCAAACCTTCAGACTGCACCATTCTTGCCAGCGGAACTTTGAACGTGATTTTGCCGATTGCCGCAATCGAAGCTGGGCAGCAATTCCAAGTGAAGAATATCGGTGTGGGAGTTGTGACCGTTTCGGCGGGGGGAGTGAACATCGACGGAGCGGCGAGCTTTGTGCTCAACGTCCAGTACCAAGCCATCGACGTAAAATGGGACGGATCTCAATTTTGGATATTCTGAACTGAAGAACGTGAAGTGGCCTACCTAACCCTCGGAATCTCGATAGCAAGCAACACCTCCGGGGCAACCTCGCTCGTTTCTGCCGGAACACTGATACTCGCTGGCGGAAGCAACATCACCCTCTCGCAGTCGGGAAAAACCATTTCCATTATTGGCGCGTCGGGCGGTTCGGGCGCAGCCGGGAAGATCAGTTTTACCCAAAACGCACTCTTGCAACAAGTGGGAGTGATTCTCGCTGGCAGCGTGACGACAACCGGAGCGACTGCGGCAGTCCAGCCGTTTAATAGCTCCCTGTTCTTGCAGCGCATTTATGTGCCTGGTTCAATGAGTCTTTCGGAAGTGGACGTGGCAATAGGCTTAGCCTTCCCCAACGCTACCGCATCGGGGCAGGGCACCCTCAGCCAGACTTTCGTGATGTATTCGTTTGGGAATAGCACGTCGCTGGCTTCCGTCCTGAGCGCTTCGGGATCGAGTTCGTGGACCAGCGGGTCGGCGACCAATGCTGGGAGTTCGATCAGCCAGTTGCAGGTTGGGTGGTCTGGACAGAACGTGAAACCGTTCACGTTTGCCAGTTCAACGCTTGCGGCCGGCGAATACGTTGTCGGCCACATCATCGCCTTCGCGGGCCAGAGCACGAGTTGGACGGTATCGCTATTCGGCCCGAATGCCATAGGCTCGTCAATGGGGGCGGCCGCCACGGGAATCACCTCCGCATCGCTTGCTGCGGCGGCAAGTTTCACGACGGCGACGGTCGGTTTGACGGCGTTCACCGCAGCACCAACCAGTGCGGCGGTATTCCTCACGGCCAACGGCACCAGCGTAGCCCTCGCAGCGGCTTCTGCCTTTAGTGCATCGACTTCGGGAGCGCTAACCGCTTTCAGTGCGGCACCAACGAGTGCGGGAGTGTTTTTGACTGCGACTGGAACCAGCGCGGCCTTGGTCGCCATCTCTGGATTCTCTAGTTCTAGCTCGGTTGCGATTACCGCCTTTAGTGCTGCGCCGACCTCAGCAGCCGTCTTCCTCACGATCACCGGGACCAGCGTGGCCCTCGCGGCGGCATCGGCTTATTCGGCAAGCACCTCAACCGTTGCGACGTTGTTCACCGCTTCTCCAACGAGTGCGGGGGTGTTCCTCACCGCCACTGGCACAAGTGTGGCACTAGCAGCGGCCACAGCCTACTCATCGACTGGAACTTCCGCAGCGACGATCTTCACTGCCGCACCCACTTCGGCGGGAGTGTTCCTCACGGCTACCGGCACCAGCGTAGCACTCGCGGGGGCCTCAGCCTATTCGGCGAGCACGTCAACCGTCGCTACTTTATTCACGGCAACTCCCGTCAGCGCGGCCGTTTTCCTCACTGCTACGGGCACCAGCGTAGCGCTTGCGGCTGCCTCGGCCCACTCTGCGAGCACCTCGACGGTAGCCACGATCTTTACCGCCTCCCCCACCGTGGCGAGTGCCATGCAGACTGCTGGCCTATCGGCCTTCCCTGTAACCTATAGTTGGGTAAGCGCCTCGGCTGCGGCGATGGCAATTACGATGGCGGCAAGCGCTTCGGGTGTGTCGATTGCTGGATTCAGCAAGGCCGCCACCGTTACCCTGACCTCCATCGCTGGTTCTTATCATTCAGCCTCGGGTGTCGTGAACGCCATATCAAATGCTGGAACCTTGGCATGGCCTCTGCTTAGTACTGGAGGGTTGGTGGGTGGCTCCCATTTCACGACTTCTGGTTCAGCCAACGTTTTGAGCAATGCCGGTACGCTGGCTTGGCCGGTTCTGAGTACTGGCGGACTGGTTGGGGGTTCCCACTTCACAACCTCCGGTTCGGCGAATGTCCTCAGTAACCTGGGCACTGCGGCTGGTACCTTCCTGACTGGCGCTGGACTGACGGCAGGGTCTTTCTTCACGACTTCTGGTTCAGCCAACGTTTTGAGCAATGCCGGTACGCTGGCTTGGCCGGTTCTGAGTACCGGCGGACTGGTTGGGGGCTCTCACTTCACGACGAGCGGCATCGCCAGCGTGTTGAGCAATTCTGGAACGGGGGCCTCTTCCTTCCTGAGCACTGGAGGGCTCCTAGTTGGTTCGTTCTTTACCACCTCGGGATCCGCGAACGTGCTCAGCAACGTGGGTACGGCGGGCGTGAGTTTCCTGAGCACCGGGGGCCTCGTCGCAGGGTCGCACTTTACCGCCTCGGCCTCCGCAAATGTCTTGTCGAATTCTGGCACCGCTGGTGTTACCCTAGCAGGGACATTTGCCACCGGATCGCTGGGAGCGGTTACGGCTGTTGGGCTGGCGGCGCTCGGGTCATCGACTTTCGGAACAAGCACGACGCCGACCTTCGGGTTCATTGGCACGCAGAGTGGCTCGACACTGACCGGCCAGCCATTCGCCTTCAGCGCGGGAGTGATGTCCACGGGCGCCGCGCCGGCGAGCATTGCGCTGACCAACGCAGCGCTGACCATCACCGGGCCGGTGGCGATCGCCCAGCCGTGGTTTGCGCTGTGTGGAGCATAGAATGAGGAAGAAAGAACTCGAAAGCGTCTTCGCAGGAATGCACAACGCCAACCTTTTGGCCGCACACGAGAGAGTTGTTAAGGGAGGCGGATATCGTGACCTTTCGACGGTGTGGATGACGGTAACGCGCGGAGTGATCCCTGCCAAGGTTGTTTCCTACTGGTTCTCTCTCATCCGACCTATGAATCAGCCGTTCGTAGGGCCAATTTTCATTGAGGGAATGGAAGTTGGAGAGGGCTACAACCGTGCCGTAGAGATGATTTTCGAAAACCCTCAAATCGCAAAGTTTAAGTATCTGCTTACGATCGAAGAAGATAATTGTCCGCCAGCCGAAGGGCTTTTGAAGCTGTATGAAAGCATGGACAAATTCGATGCGGTGAGCGGACTTTACTGGACTAAGGGAATCGGGACATCGCAGCCAATGTGTTATGGTGACCCTTCCGTCATGCCTCGCAACTATTTTCCGCAACCTCCTCCGCTCGACTGTGTGAAGGAGTACAACGGAATCGGGCAAGGGTTTGCTTTATTCGACCTGAAAATGTTTCGCAAGATAGAGAAGCCATGGTTCAGAACTGTTCAGTCTGTCACCGAGGGAGTTGGTACGCAGGACCTCTATTTTTGTGCAAAAGCATCAAAGGCAGGATTTAGGTTTGCTGTTGATGGTCGGGTTCGGGTTGGACACTGGGATCAGGCTTCTCAGACGATGTACTGACTACGGAGAAAGGCAATCTATGAAAAAAAAGAAAACCGAGAAACCACTGACTCTTGACTTAGGCTACGATGATCGCTCCAAGCTCATGAAGTATCCTTGGCCGTGGAAAGATGCCTCCGTCGCAGAAATGAAAATCACCGACGTGATGCCGTTTGTGCCGGGGAAGGAACGGCCCCACTTCATGGACGAACTCTACCGCGTGCTGCGCGACGGCGCGAAGGCCGAAATCATCATGATCTACTACACGGCGATGGGCGCGAGTGCGGACTTCCGCGTCGAGTGGCCGCCACTCTCGGAAGCGAGTTTCATGTATTTCAACAAGGAGTGGCGCACAGCGAACAAGGTCGATACGCCGATGAAGGCTGACTACGACTTCGTCTACGGATACTCGCTTTCGCCCGACGTGGCCGTCAAGGCGCAAGAGGTTCAGGCGCTTCAAGTGAAGACCGACTTCAACGCCGTCCAGCGATTGCATGTGACGTTGACGAAGCGGAAGCCTTAACGTAGTGGTATTTGACGGTTTATTTTGATACAGTTCATCGTGGAGGATGTCATGGCAGCATCACCTGCCCCGGTACCGAGCGGCTACGACTATAATTTGAACCCAGCCAACGCCCAAGTCCCTCAGTCAGAGCAAGCCCCGTCGCCATATGGGACGCTGGCGGGATACCCCACGACGGCCTCTGGCGGGCCAGCGGCGGGCGGGACTTTCGGCTACATGACGCTCGCTTCGACAGGCGTTGAGGCCATCAATACCGGCCGGCAGGCCGATGTGCTGGGACAAGAACTCTCCGCAGCGGGCGGGAAAGAACTCACTGACTACCAGAAGTACCTCGACAAGATGACGAGTACAGACCCCTCGACGCGCATGGCGGCACAGGCAACCAACATTCAGACCGAAGAAAAGCAGCAGACTGCGGCGAGGGCGGCGATTTCGACTCTTCCCCGCGGCGGGGCGCAGGACTACCTCTCAGGGCAGTCGTACATTCAGCAAGCCTCTGACATCGGGACGTTGCTCGATCAAGCGTGGAACCAAGCTGAAACGGCGAAGGGGCAATTGGGGCTCACGGAAGAACAGTTGGCGTTACAGAGTCTCTCAACGGCGCAATCCGGCTTCAGCGTTGGCGGAAGCATTCAGGGCGGAGCCCTGGATATAAAGAACAACATGGCAGCGGCGAACCAAGCGTCGATTGCTAACGATATCGGAATGCTGGCGTCTCTGGCAGCGGGATTGTAGGAGGGGTGCCATGGGATCAGGACCGGGACTTTACAATCCAGGTGCGTATGGCGGGCGGACGGCTGCAAGTGGAGGGCTTGCCGCATCGCAAGCAGCGATTGGTGGAATCAAAACCTACGTGGATGAGCGCAAGAAGAAAAAGGGTAATGCGCTAAGGTTGAAGGGTCCTTCCGACTACCCTGACACGCCAAGTTTCAACCGTGGTGGGGAGGTTCACAGAACTGGAATTTATAAGCTTCACGCCGGCGAGAGGGTCGTTCCAGCGGGAAAGCGCAAAACTCGCAAGCGAGGGCGGGGTTCTCGTCGTTAGTGCAGGACTGCATTGGGAGGTTGTCATGGGCGGATACGATCCGAGAGCATACGGTGGCAGAGGTCCGGTGAGCGGACCCGTCGCCGGGATGAATTACCTCACTTCGCTTCTCTCTGGACTCAAGCAGGGCTTCCACCAAAAGCGGGACAACACGGAAATGAAATTCGGCGAACGTGTCAAAATCATCGAGGCTCAACGCGCCGAAGCGCGCGCACGGATTGAAGCTGGTGACACGTCTCCCGAGGCGGTGCAGGCTGCGGCGAATGCCGACAAAGCCTACGCCGACATGCTCAAAGAGGCCGAGAAGCTTTACCAACCCGACAAGACCATTTGGGGTGCCCTCAAGAATCGCATTTCGGGAGGGAAAAAGGCTGATGCGGGTGGTCCGCAACCGGCGCCTGTGCCAAAGGCTCAAGGCGCTCCAGCGGCAGCTAGACCTCCAGAGGCTTCGCCGAACCCCTACGGCGCAATGGAAGCGTCGAGGGCCAAAGCAACGGCGACCGTCAGAGACATAAATGAACTTAAGGCGTCCGTCGAGAAGGGAACCTTAGAGGACGACGCCAAGCAGCGTGATGTTATCAAGACATCTCAGCAAACCTACATCGACACGATTCAGAAAATGAAGACTGGCGCAATCTCTCCCGGAGAAGCGGCACAAACAATTACCTTGGCGATGAATCAAGCCTTTCCAAAAGAAAGGCCAGGAGAGAAGGAAGCGATTTCCGCACTTTCTATGGGACTGGCAAATACCAAGGACCCACAGAAGCGAGCGGAATACCAACAAGCGATCATCGACATCGCGCAGGGCATAAAGTTGGAAGCGGGAAAAGCGCTTACGGGACCAGTCAAGTACCCGACCGGAAAAGTTGCCGAGTCGATTCAACGCGCGGGGCTCCCCATCAAACCTCTGAGCGAATACACTACAGAGGAATGGAATCTGGCCGACAGCGTCTCGCAAAAAGAACACAAGGAAGTCATGCGCAAGGCTGCTGCGACGGCTGGGGCGCATGATCATCGCTACCAGCAGTTCCAAGCGAGAACAGCGGGAGACACGCAACTGATTGGAAGGCTTGAAACCCGCATCGGACAACTCCAATCGCTTACAGCTAGTGATATGAACAGGCTTTCTGACGATGAGAAGAAGGCCAATAAGGAAGAAGTCTCCGCTACTCGTTCGCAAATCATCGAACTACGACAGAAAGATTCATCGGCCTATGACGAAATCTACGGTGCAGCGCCGAGGCTCGTAGCGACCCCTCCGGCAGCCGCAACGCCTGCGCCTCCGCCGACGGCTGGCGTGAGTCCCGCCGAGGCCCAAGCCGACCAGTTCTAGTGACCACTCATGGGCGGATTCAAACCACTGTCGCCGGAAGATGTCACCTCCATCAAAAAGGTGACTGAATCTCCCGACTACATTTCTCAACCCAACCAAGCGAAAGTCAGCCAAATTTGGAAGGCGTCGAAGACCTTCCAGCGGTGGTCGCCGAACGACCAAATGGCGTTCGTCAGGGCATTGGACAAGAAGGTGCGCGCGAGGAAGCCCAAGGCTGCGCCAGCACCGACCGCTGCGGCCCCTACCGCCGTGCCTCCGCCGAAGCCTCAAGCCGCGCCAGCGCAACCCGTCGCGGCGCACGCGCCGGTCGTCCCGACCGCCGCATCGACGCCCAGTGCAGCCCTGCACCAAGAAGCGCCGAAGCCTTACGCCAAGGAACGCTTACTGGCTACGCCAGCCACAAGCCAGCCCTCTATGATTGGGCCGCGGGAACCCGGATTCTGGCAAAGGATGTGGGAAACGGTACGTGGTAGCCCAAATTACCCCACGGCGATGAGCAAAGCGCTCGGCGAGCCAAGCGAAGAGACCTTCCCGCCCCTGATCCAGCCAGCAGCCCTGTTCACGAATATGGGCTACAAGCCCACGACGGCTTCTCGAATGGCTGGAGGCCTTCGTGATGCGGCTGAATTTATGGGTTCGTTGACCGAAGTACCGAACATCGAACTGATCGCCGCAGGTGGCGGTGCCGGAACGATTGCTGGCAAGATATTCGGGAAGATTGGTGGGTCCGTCGTTTCCCGACTCGTAAGTGCTGGATTTGGAACGCAGTTACTCTACGGACTTTGGAAGTCGCTACCAGAATTCAAGAAAGCCCTCCAACGGGGCGACGAAGTGTCCGCAAGGAACATCGCCATCGGTGCGGGTCTGAGCGGCTATTTCGGGGTTACAGCGCTTGCCCACGCAGCGGGGATGGTAGGGATGGAGGCGACAAAGGAGCAAGCACCGAAGGAAACACCTCCAGAAGCCCCTAAACCAGCCACGGCAGCGCACGCGCCCACCGCAGAAGCCCCTACACCCCCACCTGCCCCGACAGCGCAATCTCTGACCCCCTTGGAGCCTTCCCCTGTGGGTTTTACGGTGCCCTCTGACCGTCCGCATCTTGAAAACAGCATTGGAAGCCCTACGGGAGAAAGATGGTCGAAATTCCTTCTTTCCGAAACCGTTCAACACGTAGATTCTAAAGCTGGAATCGACCATTACCGGTCTGGGACAGACCACTACATCGTCGTCAATGGGGAAGTTCACACTCGGAAAGGAGCCGCTGGCAACAAGTTTTACAACACTCTCGTCAAAGCGACAAAACTTCGGGCTGTAGAGCCCGCCTTCGAGACCCCCCGACCGATGACCAAAGGCCTAGAGGGTCACCGTGTTGTTCCGAACGACCGTCCACACCTGGATAACGCCGTAGAATCGCCCGTAAAGGGCCAGAAATGGTCAACCTATCTGTTAGAAAAGGCGGAACTTGTTGAAGACAAAGAGGGAATCTCGACGTGGAAAGTTGGCGACAAGTGGTTTACGGTCGATGAGAAGGGCAATATTACCGTCCAGAAGGGCGTTGTGGCGCCGGTGCCCCGCGGCGAGCGGCGAAAGGCGGGAAGGCCAAACTTGGAGGTGATGGACACCCCGTCGATTCAGGCTTATGTTACCGGCCTGACGCGCAGGACCAAGTTAGGCCCCGAACTCTCTGCGAGAGAACAGAGGATGTTGGCTGAAGGGAAGACTATCCTCGCCAGCCGGGAGAAAGCGGCTCCCGTCGAGGCCCCCAAACCGACCGCCGCGCCTCCCCCATCGGCCACCGCGCCTAGCGGCGAACGGCGTCTTCCACATGACCTTGTGGGAAGCAAGCCGCGTTACGGCTATCGCGATAAAGTATTCGAATTGGACTTCGAGAACGATGTCGACAAGGCGCTCTTCACGATTGGGCAGAAGAAGCCCAACAAGGCTCACGACAGGTTCATGGCGTTCCTGCGAGGGATATTCCCTGACGAAACCGACAGCCAACTGGTGGCGAGAAGCCAAACCGTCAGGGATTCAATCAAGGGAATGGCGAAGACCGCCGACCCTTCGGAAGGGCCGTTGCGGGTTCGTTCGACTCAGGGGCCGTCCCCGGTCGTCGAGGCTCCGCGTCCCAGTGCAGGCCTGCACGAAGCGCCGAAGCCGTCCGAACCCCCGCCGCAGGTTCCGACGCTCGCTGGTATCTCGCCAGACCCAACGGGTCATCGTATTGTCACCGACCCCACAGCGTTCATCCTATCGTTGAGCCAAGGCGCAGAGGTACCGAAGGGCACCCTCGTCATGCCATTGAAGGCGATCACCCTCGCGTCGGCGGAAATGCAGTTCCGCACCGAAGAGGGCAGGCTGTCCCGCGCCATCGCCCGAGGGACCATAAACACTTGGGAACCGAACTTCGCGGGGGCCATCGACGTTTGGTTTGACCCCACGAAGGACAAAGTCAAAGTCGTCAACGGCCATCACCGCTATGAGGGTGCCGAGAAGCTGAAAATCGACAGTATCGACACCCACTTTATCGAAGCTGAAACGTCGAAAGACGCCATGATTTGGGGTGCGATGAAGAACATCGCCGAGGGCGGGGCTACCCCGTTCGACGCCGCTGTCTTCTTCCGCGAAACTGGCCTCGCCGCCGATGATCTTGCGAAGAGGGGCTTGTCTGTGACTGGGAGTCTCGCCCGCGACGGCGCTTCATTGGCTCGACTCGCACCCGACCTCTTCGAGCGCGTCCGCAAGGGCGAAATGAGCGAGCGCACAGGCGTCGCCATTGGCGCAGCCTTGGAGTCCCATACCCTGCAACGCGGCTTGGCGCAAATTGTCGAGCGGGAAGCAAAGCAGAACAAGCGCTTGAGTTCCGAAGAGATTGCCGCCCTCGCCGAGGGGAGGGTTCGTCGTGCTGGGCAGACGATTTCGGAGATGCAGACCCTCTTCGGGACGGAAACGATTTCAGAATCCAATGCCGTCGAAGCGGCGCGGCTGGAAGCGTGGATAAAGAAGCGGCTGGCGAGCGACCGTAAGCTATTCAAGTACGTGTCGAACGAGGCGCGGGCCGCAGCACTCGCGAAGGCTGGAAACAAGATCGTCGTCGATGAGAACAAGAAAATCGCCGCAACCGCCAGCGCCATCGAGGAAGCTTTTGGACGCTTGCTCTACAAGGCGGGCGACGTAGAAGATGCCATCGTTGATGGTGCAGCGCGTTTGAAACGCGGGGAGGATTCCGATGCCGTTAGAGAAAACACCTACGACCGAATCGCCGCAGCGGTTCAGAAAGCTCTCGCCGGCGGAGAAGGACAGGCTCCTGTCGTCGGTGCAGGAATCGCTAGAGCAAAACCAGAGGGAGCGCAAGGACAAGGGGGCTTACCTGGATTCGAACCCGCCAAGCCGCCCGACCGTGGAGGAGCAGCGGCTAATGTCCCTCTGCCGGGTGAACAGCCTGGACGACTTGGAGTTGGCAATGTCGTCCCCGCTGAGCAAGGAGTGGCTGGACCGCCAGCACCCGGAGGACCGCCAAGCGCTGGAGGATTGGTACGAGAAGCTGGTGGAGAAGGACAGCCAATAGACCCGCCGAACTACGCCAACAAAAACAAGCTGTTTAACAAAGAGCAAGCGCCAACGCGACGGGCACGTTTACTGGCGAAGCTAAACCAACCCAAAATTGGCATTGATCCCGAGATGTTGGCCGACGTAGCTTGGCTCGCCGGATACCACTTTGAGGCTGGCGCGCGGACCTTCGGCACGTGGTCAGGGAAGATGATCGAGGAACTGGGCGAGTGGATAAAACCATCACTCGACCGGCTCTGGTCATTCGTATCCCACCGTGTTGCGACACATGAGGCGCTCGCCAACGTCAAGCCCGCCACAATCCACGTTCCGATCGATGAACGGCCACCGCTGCGGGAAGCCAGCGAATGGTCGCTTGCCATCGACGAAGCGAACATCCAGAGCACAGCGCCAGCGCCGAAGGTGAGGCTCTCTGAAGAGAACGCGAAGAAGCTGATTTATTACGGCCAGCGCGAACTTGCGGAGATGGCGATTTCGGCTTTGACGCGGCCTTCACTTGACCGTCCTGGATTCGTGCTGGCGGCCTCAACAGGTTCAGGCAAGGGCTACATGGGTACGGCGATAGTTGCCGAACTCAAGCCGAAATCCGTTCTCCACCTGACGACAAATCAAGGACTCATTGACAAAGCTATAGCAGTGGGTAAGGAGTTCGGGCTCGACATCCAAAGACTGCCACCTACCACCAAGGGCATCCCGCCAGAGGGCCACTTTATTTCGACTTACTCGGCTGCCATAGGCCGTTCGGAGTTGGTGGACCATCCGTGGAACTTCTTGCTTGCCGATGAGTCCGGTGCTGGCCGGCGCTGGTGGGTTTCGAAAACCGGGGCGCTACTCCGCAACATCAGCCAGAAAGCTGATCGCACACTGTATATGTCGGCAACGCCGTTCCACACCCCCGTCGAACTGGGGTATGCCGACAATCTGGGGCTCTGGAAGCCAGCAGAGTTTGAGCATTGGGTCTCGCAATTCGGTGTCTTCCAAGACGAAAACGGCGATTGGGTTGCCCCGGCGAACCCGAAGCGGTTCGCGAAGTTGCGCCTGCAAATGACGGATGCGGGCGTGTTCGTGAATCTCACGCCAAACCTCGACGGTTACACGACATCCTTCGGGGTTGTCCCGTTGACCCCAGAACAGCGCGGCAAAGTTGGAGACATCAAGAAAGCGTTCGACCTCGCTGTCCTCTACTTTACGAATCGCGGTCGGTCGCAGATGGCGCGTGCGGCGAAAGCTGGCCGCGTAGTCTATTCGAAGGCGTTCCTCGAACGCAGCCGGTTGCCAGAAGCCATCGAGATTGCGAAGAAGGGCAGAGCAAAGGGTTGGAGCGTCGGCATCTTCACGGAAACCCGAAGTGGAAGCAACGAAATCTACAACTTCCTCAAGGAAGCAGACGCCGCGACGCATGGGCAGATTAGCAAACTCCTGCCTCCGTTGCCAGACGTGATTGAGACGCTGCGCACCGCCTTCGGCGGAGACTTCGCTAACTTCTCAGGAAGCTATTCCGAGATGCGCCAGGGCGAACTTGAAGCGTTCAATAAGGGCGAGAAGCCCGTGCTGGCCTCGACATATGCCGCAGGCGGCATGGGCGTCGATATGGACGACAAGAGTGGCGTGCGCCCGCGACTCGCTATCTTCCTCGGTCCCCCGTGGTCTGGCGTGATGCTCGATCAAGCTCTCGGGCGCTTCTGGCGCTTCGGAACGAAGTCCGACGTGTTTGCGGTGTTCCTGTCGAGCGATTCCCGGGCCGAATTCCAGTTGGTTCACGGCAAGGTTATCCCAAGGCTCGCATCGTTGCGTGCGCTCATCAAGGGAGTTCACTCCGACGAGTTCGTCAAGTCGTTTCAGAACATCGAAGCGGCGCTTGCATACTCGCAAGGTGGTGGTGAGGACTTCGACCCTGACGACTTCATGGTCAAGGTGCAGTCGAATTCCATCAACCTTCATGACCGCATCGAAATCCCCGATGCGACGACGGCCCACAACAAGGGCCTCGCCATCCCGCGCATCGACGATGTAAAGACTACAGAGCCGGGGTTCCGCGACAAGAACACGGTCTTCACGAAGGAAGGCGCAGAGAAGCACGAAGAGAATTTGACCGACCACATGGGCGAGTTGCGGGGTGGCATCGACCCGTCGATGATTACCGACTTGCTCTACATTGGCGGTTCCTACGTCGAGGGAGGAATCCGAGAGTTTGGCCGATGGTCAACGGCGATGACCGAGCGGTTCGGCGAAGGCGTTCGGGAGTACCTGCCGCAGATATGGGACGCGGTGGGCAAGAAGCTGGCCAAGAAGAAACTGCCGAAGGTGAAGGCCGAGGAGCCCGTCCTTCTGGGGTTCGAAGCGCCGGTGCAGGAACAAAAGGCGGCTGCCGCTGCGGAAGTTGGCCGGAAGTTGACCGAGAAGGTCAACGAAGGTCCAATGTCGATTGACTTCTCGGCCGGCCAGATGGAGCGCGAGTCACCGCTATTCCGAGGTACGGAGGGGTCACCACAGACAGAGCTATTCTCTGCCGTCCCAGCGCCCGCACCGGGCGCAACGACCCCTCCTCCAGTCCCCAGTGCAGGCCTGCACCAGACTCCCGAAGTGCGCCAGTCGCTCGACGAATACAAGAACCTTGAAGCCCAAATCCAGCAGGGCCACGGTAGCGCCGACATGGTCCTCGTAGCGGCGGCGCGCGCCAAAGGCGCCAACATTCGCAAAGAAGCCTTCCGCATGGCCATGCAGCGGGCAGGGGTGACGAAGGGGACCATCGACAACGCCGTGCGCAAGACATGGGAAGCGCTCCACGCGGAGACTCTTGATTCTGAACTGCGGTACCCCGGTCGCCATGAATTGCCCGCGCCGGGGCCAGGAGCGCAGACTGCAGGGTCGGTCGAGATGGAAGGCACTCCCGTCGAGCAGTTGACAGCGGCGATGCGGGCGCAAAGGGAAGTGGCCAGTCGCGTTCGGCAGCCGAAAGTTGAGATGCCCGACCCCCCCGAGGTCCAGGGGACCAGCGAAACGAGTCGCGTCCTCAAGGAAATCGGTGGGACTGTGGCTGATGTGTGGAAAATGTACTCGGCGAGCCCGCCGTCGGGGAGCTTCGTCGATGCCCTTGGCCGGTTTCAGGGAAACCTCCAGAGGAACACGTTGGGTCTTGAGCGCTACGTCAAGGAGATGATGAAGCAGTTCCCCAACAAATTGCGGCGAGAGGCGATAACGAATTGGGTACAGGCCGAAGGCAATGAGGAAACCCTGCGTCGCTGGGCGAGCCTGTCGAAGGGCAGGACTCGGAAAGGTTACGCCGAGGCGTTGACCCTGTCCGACGCCGAAAAACTCGAAGCGGCGAATATCCGCAATATGTTCGATTCCTACTGGGAAGTCGCGCATGAGGCGGGAGTACTCGAAGGTTTTATCGAGAACTACCTGCCGCAGATTCGCAAGCCCGGGTCGAAGTTCACCAGCCGCGTCCTCGCCGAAATCATGGGTGGGATCCTGCGCACTGACTTCAAGTTTGCGAAGAAGCGGGCATTCGAAACCTACTTCGAAGGCGAACAGGCTGGCTATCCAGCGCTCAACAAGGACATTGGGTTTCTCGTCACGACCTACGTGAAGGCGCTCGTTAAGGCCATTGAAGGACGCGCCCTGGTTCGCAATCTGTTAGAGACATATGCGAAGGACGGCAAGCCCCTAGCGACGGTGTCGGGTTCTGGCCGGGTTGTGGGAAACCCCCTGACGGGTCAGCGTCGCCACTTCATCAATCCGAATATCAGGCCCGAGGAAGCTATGGACGCCGAGGGGCATCCTTACCGGTCAATCTCTCACCCCGCTCTACGCAAGTGGATTTGGGCCGGGAAGGACGCCAAGGGCAACGCCATCTTCCTGCAGGGCGATATCATCGTCCATCCTTCGATTTTCAAGCACTTGCGGAACGTACTCTCACAATCAGCTTTCCGCCGACCAGACGCCGAATGGTATCTCCGCGCCGGCAGGATGGCGCTCTCTGGCAGTTCCTTTCTGAAGCAGAGCTTCCTTGGACCGTTTTCGACATTCCACCAGGCGCAGGTCGCCTTGCACGGTGTCATGCACCGCGTCAATCCCTTAACGCTGCCCGAAATCAAGGCCGCTGACCCTGACCAGATGGGGCTCATGAACGGGGGCCTACTCGTTGCAAACCCCGACGGTGCCGTGGATTTCGAAGAGGGGCTTGTCGCGGGTGGGATTTGGGACATGATCCCCGGCTTCGGCCGATACCTCCGCGCCTACAAGGACTACCTCTTCAAGGACTACATTCCCCGACTCAAGATGTCGATGGCGCTCGAATCCCTAAAGAGGAACAAAGACCGGTACGGAAAGACAATGTCGCTCGCACAGATTTACCGGCTGACGGGAAGCCAGGGAAACGCTGCCTTCGGTGAGCAGAATTACATCATGATGGGCCGCAACAAGACACTTCAGGATTGCTTGCGGCTCGTGATGCTCTCGCCCGACTTCACGGAATCGCGTGCCCGTTTCGTCGGCCAAGCATTAAGGCCTTACGGTCGAGAGCAACTAACAGCCCTTGCTCTGGGCGCTGGCTTGCTCATCGTGTCGGCCTACAGTGTTTCGAAGGTGCTCAAAGCAGCCATGCCCGACACTAAGGTCGAATGGAACCCCGACGAGCCATTCCAAGTCCGCGTCGGAAAGTACGAGTTTGATATGCGCAGTATCCAGGGCGACATTCAAAGCCTGCTGAAAGACTGGGGTGCCTTCTTTGAAGCCAGGGCGAATCCAGCGACAATGAAGCCTGCCCTCGAAGCTATCCGCGGCAAAGACTGGCGGGGGATGCCGCGAACGTGGAAAGAGCAGGTCCACGATTACTTCTACGGGTTAGTGCCAATCACGTTCCAAGGCGTTTCTCAGGAAGGTCGGCATTTCTGGGAGTCGGCTCTTGGTGGCTTCGGCATCCGAGTGCGGAAGTTCTACAGCCCCGCCGGCAAGCTGGCGCTTCAGTACCACCTCGACGACATTGCGGCGAAGCCGCGCCGCCACGAGACGCCCGAACTCCTGAAAGACCGCCAGGAAGTGTCGAAGCTCTTGCACGATGTCAACGACGGGAAGCCGATCCCGCCCGGAAAGATCGACGAACTCGAAAAGGCTGGAAGCCTGTCGCGGTACTCGGCCCATCGCCTGCGCATGGCGAAGCCTGGTGAGGACCCGTTCTTGAACCTGTTCGCTGGGTTGGGGCTTCAGGATAAGCTCGACGTGTGGGACAAGGCCAGTGACGAAGAGCGGGTGAAGTTGCGCGATGAACTTACGGTTACCCCAAGGGATCGTCGTGAACTGCGTGCCATGCCCGAGGCCGAAATGCGGAAGGTACTCGATCGATACCACGCGATAAAGGACAAGGCGGGAGCCATCGAGCCGCCGAAGCCGACCGGGATGCTAGACGAATTCTTCAAGACATTCGGCGGAGCCAAGCCTGCGCCGACGCCGAGGGCATCCGTCGCTCCAGTTCCGCAGGCTGACATAGGAGGGACAGCAACATGAAGACTTCAGAACTGATTGAATTCCTTTCGACGAAGGACTTCACCAACATGCAAGCGTACGACCTAATCGTCGCGGACTTGTTCGAGATGGTCAGCACGGAAGAAGTAGCAAATGCTCAGCGACTTGGCGAGTATTTTGAATACAAGATTAAAGAAGTCCTACTGCCGACGATCAACAAATTGAAGGCTGCAAAGTCTCTTTGAGTTTGGAGGGGGAGTTCTTCAGACGATCCGCAAGTCGATCCTACCTAATCAAGCCTTATCGCCCTGACCTTCAAGCCGACACTCCCCCTCTGCGTCGAGGGGTCATATCGCCTTTCCTCCATGCCGGTATCCCCGCGTGCGGTTGTACTCCAGCTTGCGTAGAACCTCTAGTTCCAGGTCGATGCAGAGTGCCTCGCAGTAGTGTAGCAACCGAATCAGCAAGTCGGCATATTCTGAGGCTACCCCTTGAGGCTTCCCGGCAGCGGTCCACGATATGGGGTCATGGTTCCTGAAAGATTCCAACGCTTCGCTTACTTCGGAATGGAGTAGAGCGACCTGCTCGACGATGCCGGGGTCATCCCACCCGGATTCTTTCGCAGATTTGTAGCAGAGTTTTTGGAGTTCGTCGAGGGTCATACTTTTCTCCTTAGTGCAGGCCTACACTGGCAATGCTTCAAAAGCGTGATCCGCCAGAAGTACAAATCCCCGTGGACCGCTCGTCGGATTTCCCTGCGGTCCCTCCCCGTCATGAGGCCAGCGGCGAGGTGGGTCCTCGTCTTATTGATTCGCCGCATCAGGATTTCCGAGCGCTTCACGTCGAGCGGTGGGAACTTGTGTCTCATCGTTTGCCTCGTAATCAGAAGGAACCTCAATGTCGAAAAATTCAAAACCTGAATTCGGACGCGTCAACTCTAGGTTTGCCATATCCGACAGGAGGGCGACGTATTCTTCAAGGGTAAGAATATGCAGGTTCATCACCTTGAAGTCAGAAAAGAACCGCTTTATGTGGCGTTTGCCCTTGTTCATCGAAGAGTTCCTCTATAAGTTGACGGTCAACGGCAAATTCCCCTCCGACACCGCGCACACCTTCACGCTCGGCGGGACCGCCGCACGAATCTTTGCCTCAGACAAGAAGGCGATATTACATTGGGTACTGAGATGCAAAAGTACGAGGTCGTGCAAGCCCGTCGCGTCGAACCCGTTCCGAAGGAACCGCGCCAAAGTCTCCGTCGCCATATGCGTCATCCGAATCCGCTGCTTTAGGTCATCAACGTAATCCGATGTGGCGAGCATCGCCTCGATGTAGTCCGCCTCGATCGCGACAACCCCGCAGCCTTCCAGTGCCTTGCCGATAGGCTCCGTGATTTCGGGCAGGTCGGTGAAGATGGCCGTCGAGCCCTCGAAGGTCTCGATGCGGAACCCCACGGCGCCGGGGACGTGGTAGGTTTCGACGGGCAGGATGCGGAACGCCCCCACGACGAACCGCTCGCCGGGGGTGAACACCTGGACGTTCTCCGCCTTACTGATGACCTTCTGCGCGGCGGCTTCGACGGTTTCGCTCGACGCGAAGAGGGGGACGTGGAGCGCCCCCGAGAGTTCTCCAGACCGACCGGCGTGGTCAGCGTGGTGGTGGCTGATGACGATCCCCTTCAACGCCGAGAGGCAGTGGTCCTTTACGTTGGGGAAGAGGGTCCGTAGGTGTCCGAGGAAGGCTTTGACGGGCAGGCCCGCATCGACGACGAGGAGTTCGCCGCGAGCCTCGATGAGGGTGCAGTTCGCGCGAGAAGAAGAGGCTAAGAAGTGAATTTTCATAAGTCATGACTCCAAGCGTTTATGGGGACAATATCCGTAGTGTCCATGAGAAAAGTTGCAGTTTGAGCACAAGACCCTGAATCCAGAAGGGAAACCGTTGCGTATCAACCACAGGAAGATACTAGTGCTTCCCACCTTCATTTCGCGCCTGTGCTTGCCGCATTTGCAACCAATTTCAGAACCGGGGTTGATGACCATAGCTACTCCCTCCACCCTTGATTTGAATGAGGCAGTTCGCTAGCCTCGCCACCAACGACTCTTCGGCGGTCATTGCTTCTTCTTGAGACTTGTATTTCGCCAAGGCAATCGTAGTGAAATCTGCACACAATAAGTGCGCAACTTCATGTAGAGCCGTTCTCCTTATCTCTTCCGGCGATGGCTTCACGTCCTGCCAAAACCGCCCTAACACCATCGTGGCAACCCGATGAGCGGAATCGTGTTTGCACATTGCCATCATCTCAGGGAGGTTCCTTTGCTGAAAATAAATACGCCAGTCGGAAAGCCCAAAAAGAGAAATCCAGCGGTTTACTTCACGCTTGAATTCATCGAAGTGCTTGTTCGTGACGGGGTGCTTCATTGAAACCTCCCGGCGCGGATACCCCCGCATTTATGCGTGGGAAGGAGCGCTGATTTTTCTTGATTTAAGGATTGAATCTCTCCTATACTAGAACCATGAAGCTGACTATCCAATTCCCCCTTCGGTCGGACCTCGACGATGGTCCTCGGAGCCTCCCAATCGCGGTCCAAGGAAACGTGCAACTCGTTGACCTTCGAGTCGGTGTCGATGGCCCCGCAGCGCACAAGTGCGTCGATCGGGATTTTGCAAAAATTGTCAATGTCGCCACGGTCTCTCTTGCCAAGCCAAATCCGCATGCTCACATCGTAGTGCTCAGCGCGGATCTTCCACGCTCCTGCCTGCTTCCACGCAAGGGCGAACGCCTGCATGAAAGCCTCCGTCTCGGCGGTCTTGTAGTGCCTACCAGCGCGAGTATGACGGACGTAAGCATTCACGCTGGGCGGGATCATTCGAACGACGAGGGCATAGGATTCAGGCATGGTCTTTCGCCCCTTCAGCGTTATTTGCTTCATGAAGAATGAAGTTCCAGCCACTTTGCATTGATCGCGCATTGACCGAAACCATTCAAGATCGTAGCGTCGTGCTTCTGGCCCTGACTCAGAACCAGCAATAACCCAATCAACGCCAATCCCCCTTTGTCCTTCTTCCCATTCGTGGTCGGGGCACGATGCGCAGCAACAATTGCTCCCATCAGCCAAGTGCTGGCTTGCTGCGTGACCGCATACGGCACACCAGCGACCGGGGAAGGAAGCGCACATATATTCTGGGTTGCATTCGCAATCGGGGTCATGAATGACGGGAACCTTCTGAAAGTCGAGGGGGCCGAGAGTTGGTTCGTAACTGACGAAGCGAACCTTCGCAGGCGTCTTGAGTAGGAGTGGAATGCGCTCATCGGCGGTTTTCTGGTCCTCGACGGACACGCCAAGCCAGACGTTCGGAAGAGGCCAGTTTTCATCATCGCCCATAATTGCCGCATTCCCCCTGTATCCCTTTGGTTCTTCTCCATCGAGCGTGTACCAGCCTTCCCAACGCTTCACACGAGCAAGAAGTTCGTGCATCTGTGCTGGTCGCTTGGTGAGAATTTGGAAGGTATGCTGAGGAGAGCCCCGCATGGCTTGGAAGATTTCCGTAATAAAACGATCAGGAATCACTTCATGGAACAGGTCGCTTATACTATTTACGAAGATACGGCACGGTTTACGCCAGTGACGTGGCTGGTCAAGTCGTTCGGGATGACACTGCACATCCGTAAACGCTCGCCCCGGATAAGGCCGATGGAACATCCTCTCCGCATAGCAGTTCTTGCAACCGGCGCTGACCTTAGTGCAACCGGTTACACAATTCCAGACTTTGTCCGTCCATTCGATATTCGTGTCACCCATTGGTTTTCACCCTCCGCAGCGCGTTGCCGCTGACGATGGCCCGGAAGCCATCCTCGAATTCAACCATGACGCTGCCCATCCGTCCACGCGAGAGGATTCGGCAAAGTTGCCCTTTGCGGTCGAGCGTCCGCATGGCGTTCGCCTTCCAGACGTAGCGGTAGGGGTAAGCGACGGCAGTCATCGGGCCTCCAGCACGTCAAAACTCCCCCGGTTTGGGAAGTCTGCATTCAGGCTTGTGCGACTGATCTTCCGACCCTCCGCTCATTTCCCCTTGCTTAGAGGCGCTCATTACGCTAACGTCTGAACCGTCTGAACTCACCACCACCTGAACGTAGCCCACTGGACACTGCCAGAATCCTGGCATCGGATACTGATCCCAGTAAGGATGCGCTATCCAGATAGGCTCAGGGTTCTTTCCTGTGGCATGTGGAACGGGAAAAGTACCATGGGTTTGCGTTTCAGCGCATGTCACCGCTGCCGCCCCAACGAACGCCGCACAGGGAATGGTGGCTGCGGTGGTCGCCCAGGCTTGTGCGACTGATCTTCCGACCCTCCGCGCGGTACTCACGATTGTCGATGCCCCGGCTCCGAAGACTTGATGGGCGGAGTCTGCCGTGCATGGAGCCGTGGACGCCGCCCCCATCGCTCCACAGGGAGGCTTGTCTGCGGTGCTGACGGTAGGCCCCATGAGGCCGCAGTGCTTTGGGCCATGGATGGACCGTTCCAGTGGAGGTTCTGGTGGGGAAGGGGCATCACGATGCCGCGGATGCGCATTCGGTTCGCCGTCGAGCAATTGCAAAGCTCCATTCACAGCTTCTTCCTTGGTTCGGAACCTTTCTGGGTATCCATCGGTTTGGTAAAATTCGACTCCTCCATCCTCGACGTTAGCTTCAGCCTGATCCCAAGTCATGTGCTCAGGCCAAGCAAACACGACAAAGTAGGACAATTTGCTTTCCGTGTCGTACTGATTGTCTATATCGTATTGGAGGTGCATTCTGCAAACCTTCGCGTCGAGTTGTACAAGAAGTTGCGCGAGCGTGGGCTTCGCTGAGGGAGCCGCGTTCTCCGCAGGCTTGAATACCGCGTCCCAATACACAAACTTGTGGTTGTCTGACTTCGGGGCACTCTTGCACGATGCCAGAATCAGAACAGCCGCAATCAACCAACTGGTTTTACGGTTCATAGCGTTTTCTCCTTTGTGAACAACCCTGTCTGGATTTCCGTCCCCTGCACCGCACCCAAAATCTTCTTCAGCGCCTCCGAGTTCGGCGCGTGGGGTTAGAAGATTGCATCTTTCCTTGAACCCACATCCGGCAGGCTTGCCGGACGATAGTAACTAAACATCTAATCGTTTCGTTGGGCATCTTCATAATAGCTTCAGCCGTAATTGGGTCTTCAAATGACAGGAGTTTAGCTAGAGCCAATCCCTCCCCTGTTATGCCTATTAGCATCTTATTTTCTGCGTCAGTCATTTCATCCCTCCTTAAACAGCCCTGTCTGGACCTCTGTCCCTTGCACTGCGCCCAGAATCTTCTTTAGCGCCTCCGAGTTCGGCGAGCGGTCGCTCCCCGTGGTAACTTTCGAGATATCAAGCGCCTTCTCGTACAACGTCTCGATGACTTCGACTTGGACGGTTCGCCGCGCAATCACGACGACCACCTCGACGGGATACCGCTGGCCCTGCCGGTGGCACCGGCCATAAGCCTGCTCGAAGGATTTCGGGCTCCACGGCAGCGACATGAACACGACGGTATGCGCTGCGACGAGGTTCGACGACTCCCCGCCGGCCTCCGTCGTGCAGAGGCACAGGTACGTCGAGGGGTCATTCTGGAACTTCTGAATCGACTCTTCTTTCTCCTTCGCCGATTCGTCGCCAGTGATTTTGACTGAGCAATCGTGAAATGCGTTGAGGACCTCCAGGAGGGGCTCCTTGTACGACGAGAATACTACCACCTTTTCCTTGGCATCAACATAGGAACCCAGAAGATCGATCACGCTCGATGTGACCCCTTTCGCCGCGAGGCGAAGCAGGACGCCGAGTTTCACAATCGCCTGCGCCCGCTGCGCCTTAGCCATGGCTTCGGTCCCGCGCTCGCGCTCCACCCATCCGAGGAAGTCGATGCAGGCTTCACGGTACTCGCCAGCGTTCGTGATGTCAACCGGCGTGGGGGTAAAGTACTCGTCGGGCAAGTCGGGAAGGATTTCCTTCTTCGAGACGGAGAATGTGAACGGCGCAATGGAGGCGTACAATTCCTCGGAATTTGAACTTCCTCCAAAATCCCATTTCATCGTACCTCGCCGGTTGATCTTTATTTTCTTCGCGACATGGTTTATCACGGTCCCATCGGGACGCCGCTCCGTCGAGCCGCAGAAGTGGAAGTGCCACCAGAAAAAGTCCTCTTCGGTGAGGTAACCCAATATGCACAGTTGCGGGAAGGCCTCCGCGTTCCGGTTCGGTGTGAACGACGCTGTCTCCAGCAGGATGTTTGGGATCTCCGCCGCGACATTCAAACCCGCCTTCGTGCGTAACGTCGTGCGGCCTTTCATTTTGTGGCTTTCGGAGAAGATAGCCGCGGCGAACCCGAAGGCTTTGATTTGCTCTGCGCGATGCGGGAAAATATCCCAGTTCAAAATCAGAAAGTCCACGCTCCCCGGAGGCGGGAATGGCCCGTCGCGGCCCTCGATGATAGCGACCCTCGCACCCGGCACGGCCGCAAGAATCTCGCCCTGATAGGTGTACTTGCCGACGGACTTCGTGACGACGAGCACCCCTCGACGCTCTTGGTGCAGGCCTGCACTGGCGTACTTCGTCGCCCAAGCGATGCCACAGCGGCTCTTCCCACTCCCCACTGGATTCAAGAGAAGCGCCCTGTTCAGCGTCAAGAGGAAGTTCGTCGTCACCCTCTGGATGCGGTTGAAAGGCACCATGATGCCCAGTGGCGCCGACGCATCGGGGAGAGCCTTGAGTTTGACAGCGTTCTTCGCAGCCTCGACGTATGCGGAGAGCCCCTTGCCGTGCCAGCCATCCGGGAAGGCTCGCAGGACCGCCTTGAGGCGGGTCAACGGGTAGTGGTGGTGCTTGCCGATGACCGGATCGTCCTTGAACCGCCCACCGCCGATGGCCTTCGCCGTGGCGAGGTTGTCGTTGAAGTAGTGGTCCAGCGGAATATGGACGCAGACGCGGTTGTTTGAGATGTCGAGGGTTACCATTACTTCTCCGTGCTTTCGGGGAGTAACCGTGAAGGGTTTCCTGCAATCGCTCCCGCCAGTTTCGGCAGAATATGCTCCGCCACCGTGTGGCCATCATGGGTAACGATGTAAGGCAGCATCAACTCACGGAACTCCATGACACCGCTATTTGCGGCCTCGTAAACGCTCTTGAGATGGTAGAACAAAACGCGCCACACGCGCCGAGCCTCTTCTTCCATAGGGTCACGGGAAGTCTTATTGCCATAGCGGTAAGACCTCCGCCGCTTCCTCTCTTTGGGAACACACTCGGCCACGATGCGAATACGGTATGTCTTACCTTCGATGACCACCTGCGCTTCAAATCCCTCTTTGGGAGGTTGAGAGATAAAAGCGACGGCCGTCCCCCCGTTTCCGAGGATGAGCTTTCGGATGTAGTCCTGAGACTTCGACACAGCGACGGAAGTATGCTCGTAGGCCATGACCCCTCCAAACTAATCTGGGACTTTTGCGATGAGCCGGTTCCTCTCTTGCCACTCGCGGAACATTTCGGCGATGTTTCTCGCGTTGTCGCAGAGTACGACCTTCGCCCCTAAGTTCTCGGCGTACCGCGCCCAAGTGCGGATCGTCGGTACCGCCACCTTGTCTCGTCCACGCAAGCAAAACACTGGCTCGTCCTCAGCGAGATGGGCATCCTCGACGGCTCGGACGAGAATTTGAAGCTCCAGACCAGCCTGGGCTCGCTGCTCTGGGTCGAGATGCTCGACGAGATTGCGGGCTGCGTAAACTATGCGATCTACCTTGTCAGACATAAGCCCTCCTTCAAGTGCGACCCGGTTGTAACACCGCAAGCCGCTTATGTCAAGCTAAATCTTCCGACGATCCTCTATAATTGTACTTGACAAGCGGCTTGTAGGTTCGTTAGGATGCTCGCCGGGAGCAAACTATGCCCAACGACACGAAATCCGTTGACCCGAAGGTCAGTGAGTACATGAAGGAAATAGGTCGTCGTGGAGGCCTTCGCCGAACGAAGGCGAAGCGCGAGTCGGGCCGGAAGAACGTCCGCAAGGCGCTCCGCGTGAGCCAAGCGCTGGCGAAGCAACGCAAAGAACCGAAGACGTAGTGCAGGCCTGCACTGGAAGGAGACCCCCGTTGACCGACCACCTTCAGGCTGCGAACCTTCAGCGCCGCTTCGAATCGTTGAGCGGCAAGCTCCGCGACTTCCGCACCGAACTCGTTGCCCTCCAGAAGAAGATAGACCGCAAACTGGCGCAGACGCTTCGCGTCCTTCGCGACCTCGACATAACCTTCCGTTCGAAGCCTCCCGACCTCGCCTTCAAAGATAAGGATGGCGAGTACCGCACGATGGAGGCTTGGGTGGACAGCTTCGTCGCGCCGCTGATAGGCTACAAGCGGCGCCAAGTGTTCTACAACCTCCATGTTGCGCGGAACCTCGTCGATAAGGTGACCGACGATGAACTGGAGCGCATGGGCATCGAGAAGGCAAAGCAGTTGTCCCGGTTCGCCGAAGTCAAGGGCAGGGTGACGAAGGAACTCGTCGAGCGGGCACTCACCGTCGAGAGCGCGGACATCTTCAAGCGGGAAATCGACCAAGCGATTTTCAAGGGCAACCCAGACCACGAGGATCGGTCGGGATGGGCGACCATCGAAATCGAGGGTCCGCGATCGTACACCACAAGGCTGCAAAACTATCTTCAACTGCGGCGACGGACGGAGGGGCACAAGCCCTCCGACGCGGAACTGCTGTGGCTCGCCGTCGCAGTGGACTTTGAGGAACTAAAGCAGGCCGAGGAAGAGCGGCGGGCGAAGATCGCTCAACTCCCGGCAGCGACGAAAGCTTCATAGGAGGGTTATGACCATTGAATCTGAGAAAGAAGCCAAACTCGTAGTGCAGGCCTGCATCGCCACGGCGATGATTTGCACCGACCACCCCGTCCTGGGGCTTCTGGCGCTCGCCATCATGCTGCCGTGGGCGGTCATTGGCCGCGTCGCGGCTTGGCTTGCCAAGCCCGTCGTCGAGTGGCGCACGAAGAAGAAGGTGCCCGCTAATGCGGTCCCGGCGTGAAATGAGCGTCAAGCAATTCGAGCGGCGACACCCAGACCTGCGCCTCCACTATGTTCGGCCGAGCGAATCTCCCAACCCAAGAGGCTTTATCGCGCTGATTACTAGGGGCGGGGAGGACTACGTGCTTGGGCAGGGAAAGACGCCAAAAAAGGCTATCTATGATGCCTCAGAGCGGTGTTACAAACTCGCCAGTTTGGAGGCCATGGATCGGGCAGATTGGAAAGATCAGAGAACGGGGCAAACGGGAATCCCCTTGCAGGCTCATCATAAGAAACACCGTGCCCACGGGCGCAACGACTCGCCCAAGAACCTTGAGGCTTTGTCCGTTGAGAGCCATCGGCGCGAGCATGAGAAAACACCTTCGCCGAGCGAAGCCTAACTCGTAGTGTAGAACGGGGTTAGGGAAACGGCGTGGCCTGCGCCATAAATGCTTGCGAGGTGGCGAGAGCGCACGTCGAAGCAAGCAGCAGGGTTAGCCAGAAGGCGGTCCCCGCCGGCAGGCGGGTTTCTGGCAGAGACACCATGTAGGCTAAGGTCACGTCGAAATGAAGGGGGTGGGAACCATGCACCGGCAGGATGTACAAGATCGTTTAGACCGGAGAACGTTGTAGCGGGGGAGCACCGAGCCGCTGGAAGTAACGAGTGCAGTCCTGCACTGAGGGGGGGGGCACGCAAAATGAGGAAAATCGACGAAAGGCCATTGGCAGAGCGCGACCGAGACGTGATGTCAACGCTACTTGATCGCCGGTGGTGGAGAGAGTTGTGTCGTTACCTTCCGTGGAAACTCTTCGGATGGAGTTTCAGAGATGGCGCGACCTTCGTCACGCGCGATACACCGCGTTCGCAGATTGAGATTACTGGTGATCAGCGGAACCAATTGATGTCGGCATTCCGGCGGCTGGAAAGGGGTTCAACATGCGACGAAGGGAAAAGAAGCGGTTCTTCAGAAACCAAGTGAATTCACTGGTAGATGATATCGAGCGGATGCTCATGCCGAGAGTCAAGTTTTCGCTTATGGAAGAGAAACAACTGCAAGGGTTGGTTCAACGCCTCGTCAACAAAGCCTACCGTCACGGTTTCGGACGCGGACTGCGGGACGGGATAGACAACCCTCGGGCCTAGCCAGAATTATTTTCACCCACCTTGAAGAATTATCTTGACATAAGCCGCTTATAGTGATAAACACTATGTCCGTGAGGTGTAGGTATGAAGGAACGCCCAATTATTTTCACCGGCGAATCCGTGAAGGCCATTCTGGAGGGTCGGAAGACCATGACGCGAAGGGTGGCGAAAATAATCTGTGATATTGCGGCACGGCATGAAAACATTCGCGTGCGAAAACTGTCAGGCCGAGAAGTATGGAGCATCAATCGTGACGCCATGTACACTCCAGCCTTGCGCGAGCCATTTGAAGTGGCGTGTCGCTACGGAGTTCCCGGCGACCGGCTGTGGGTGCGGGAGACTTTTGTTCTTGAACCAGAAGTTGACGGAGAACCGCCGACCTTCGGTGACGGACGCCCCACGCTTTGGGAAGGGGAAAATGGCAAGACATGGGTGCAGGCTCACTACCGAGCAACTGATCCTACACCGGAACTTTCATGTACGGGCGGTCACAAGTGCGACGGAAGTACACCATGCTGTCATTGGCGTCCATCAATCTTCATGCCCCGCTGGGCCTCGCGGCTGACGCTAGAGATTACTGATCTGGGGGTCGAGCGGGTGCAGGACATCAGCAAACAGGATGCGCTTGCTGAGGGGATCGAAGCTCTCAAAGATCAATTTAACGGTTGCTTTGTTGTCGCCGAAGAGATTGGAAAGGGCGGAGGGATGAGTGGGACAACCGCTAAGGAATGCTTTCAAAGAATTTGGGACTCCATCAACGCAAAGCGCGGCTACGGCTGGGATGTGAATCCGTGGGTATGGGTTATCAGTTTTAAGCAGCTAAAATGAGGTTGTCCGTGCCCAGAGGCACAGCGCTAATCTTCCGCTTCAACTGTCCGACGTGCGGCGCCGAGAACACGGCGACCTGCCGCAAGTGCAGGGCGGTTTACCGCTTTGACCCAACGCGGGGGCCGGGGGAGAAGCTATTGACGCGCCACCTGAAGTTCTCGTCGGGGCAGTGGGCGCGGATCGTCGGCAGGGCGAAGATTCTGAACATCTCGCCGGCAGAGTACGTGCGGCTGAGTTGCGCCGACACCTTGGCGATGCCGCCCGAGCGGCTGATTAGCTGAGAGAGGTGAACCATGGGGAAGTTGGCACGACGGGTACCTCGCGGTGGGAAAGCTCTATTCCAAAACCTGATGGTAAACACGAAGGAACTGCGCTGCATGGATTGTGGCGGGTTCGCTCTTGATGGTGGCTCGATATTCTTTGGAGCTTTCAAGGTGGAAAATGGTTGGGCGAAACTTGGAGCCATTTGTGAACTTTGCACACTTCGACGCCTTGCACGTCGTGGAGAATTCGTCAACTCCTCATCCAGCGAATGCTGCCAAGTTGAATTGCCTCATTTGGGTATCAGAAAGCAACAACTTGATGTTCCGTGGAAACGGTAGGTTTCATCTAAGTGTAGTCCTGCACTAAGGAGGATTTCATGGGAATGGATGATGTACAAGGAATAACTTTGAAGTTGACCGAAGAGGACATCCGGCTGGCCTGCACGGAGAGCCGCGTCCCCTTCGCGGGGCTCGTCGCAATCTGGCGCCGTTTCCGCAGCCAGGACGAAGCCATCCAGATGGCCGATGTGCTCTACCTGATGGCGCTCGCCAAGTCGAAGAACCTCAATCCCCTCGACAACAATTACTCGCTGATCCCGCGTAGCGGAAACAAGGGTTTCAGCCTGACGTTCACCAAGGACGCTGCCCTACAGGTCATCACGAACCATCCTCGCGTGAAGCCGGGGAGCTTGAAGCGGTTCTTCATAAGCAAAGGGCAACGCCTGGAGTGGTCGAAGTCCCCGGGGCACAAGAACATTGGGCCAGAGTTCGACTGGGAACTTGAAGCCCACATCACTGTGGAAGACAGGGAAGGTCTGGTATTGGAGGGGGTGGCGAAGTTCCGCAACGTTTATTCCTCCGGTAACGACGGGAATCCAAAACCCCTTTGGGTCAAGGACCAAGGGGGCATGACGATGAAGCAGGCGTACAAGGACTTGGCGAACACGCAGTTCGGCGGGGGCCTGCCCGACGAAGAGGATTTGCGCGAAGGGGCCATCGACACCTCGGCGACCGTCGAGCCGCAGCGCAGCCTCCCCGCCACGACGAACGGCAAGCCCCAACCTACCCCCGAGCAGCCGCAGGCTGCGCCGGGGCCTGACATGACGAGCATCGTCGCCAAGGGCGAGCAGTTGGGCATGACCGCCGAGACGACGTTGGCAGCTTTCACCGAAGCCGTGAAGGTGGGCGTTGAACGCGAAGCGTTCGAGCGGAAGCTCGACGAAGAGATTGCGACGCGGGGGAAGAAAGCGGAGAAGAAGCCTGGGCGGGCGCGGAAGGCTGCGGAGCCGGTCATCACCATCGTCGGGACTATCGATGGCATCTCGGAGCGGCGAAGGACCGTCGAGCGGAAGGAAGGGGAACCCGAGAAGCCGGGGCAGAAATATCTGGTCCTCGCCGTCGGCCAGCAGGAATTCTTCATGTGGGATAGTAAATGGTTTGAGGTGGCATTCGACTGTTTGGGATTCAATGGGAAGCCTCAGCCGAAGGTCAAGATCGGTTACACCACTTCGCAGAAGGACGACAAGGTGTTCTACGAAGTGAAGGAGTTCGAAGTGCTCGCCGACGAGCCGCAGGCTCAACCAGAGCCCGAGCCGCCGAAGGCGGAGGAATCGCCTGCGCCCACACCAGAACCTCCGAAGGAGAAAGCCGCAGAGCCTTCGCCGAAGCCGGTCGAGCAAAGCTCATTCTTGTTCTAGTGCAGGACTGCACGAAGGAGCGTCGATGGCAGGAGAATATACAGCGGATTGTGGATGCAAAATCCACGTCATCCAGTGGACTTCCAAGCGGAAGGTCGTAACTCAGGAGAGTTGCCCGCTGCATAAGCACGCCAAGGAAGTGTTGGAGGTTCTGAAAGAACTGAGTGCTGGCATGTGGGCTGGGGAAGGTTCCTCACTCCCCTGTGTTCTTGGCAGCCAAGTAGCGAAGGCGCGTGCTGCCATCTCCAAATCTGAAGGGAAGTAACATGCCATTATTCCAGGACTCCGGGCAAACTCCCGACCGCCGCCGCGAAGAGGCGAAGGAACTCCTCGCGCAGGTCATCGACGCCGTGGAGGCGATGACGGATAAGGATCGCAGGCTCGTCGAGAAGATTTCGGGGCGCTTCCAGAAGTACGGCGACGAAGCGTTTGTCAACGCCAATGATGTGTTTTGGCTGCGCGACATACGCGACCGCTACGTCTAAGGAGAAACATGAAAATCACCATTGAGAGCACAAGCAAGATTGTCGATTTGGACGGAGTCCCTGGCCGAGTTTGGGAAGGCGTGAGCGAAGGTGGAGTCAAGGTAATCTGCTTCATCACGCGCATCGTAGCTCAGACGACGGGCCAAGACTTGAAGCAGTTAGAAGCGGAACTCCAGGAGCAGCGGGTGCCTTCGGAGGAAGCCAAGGCTATCCCTCTTCGCCTGATTTTGTAGTGCAGGACTGCACTGAGGTTCGACGTGAAGAGAATCCTGTATCGTGAAGTCCTCGTCAAGGTGCTGGCCAAGAAGCACGGGCAGGCTTACGCCTGCTGGTGGTCGAGGCCTCACGTTGCAAAGTGTGGGAAGTGCAGGCGCGGAGTCCTCATCGCTGACGACCCGAAATGCAAGGTCTGTGGCGCTGAAATCGAGTGGCTATACGACGCGGTTTCGGGCCTCGTCGAATATCAGAGGCAGATAGTAGCGAGATACCGAAGGGGGACGGAATGAGAGCCAAGTGGATTCGCTTCGTCGAGATTCCAAACAGCCCAGAGCGAAAAACGAAGGTATGGCAGGTTGTAGCGAAGCAGAACGGTATGGGGGTAGGAGTTATTCGTTGGTTCACAAGCTGGCGTTGCTACACTTTTTTACCCGATTCTACGACAATCTTCGAGGAAGACTGCCTCCGCGACATCGCGGAGTTCGTCGAGAGCGAAACACGCAAGCACCGAGAGGCTAACAAGGCGGCGAAGGCCGCTAAAGGAGCGGAATGAGCGCGACAGGGGCAGTCTTATTCCCGACCGGGAAAATCGGATGGTTCGAAATGCACACCATCGTGCCGGGCTGGTACTCGACGGTCTATGCCGACTATCGCACGGCGAACGAGCACTGGTACGACAAAGCTCCGCGCACCGAATGTCACTGTGGAGAGGCTCAACGGATTACCCTTGTACAGTTAACCGATGGCTATTGGTACTGGCCTGCCGTTGCGTGCGAGACTTGCCTCCAATTCTTAGGAGCGTGCAGCATGGAAGGCCAGGAAGAGGTGGTTTGGGACTTCAAGCGCGATGGGGTTCCAGACTGGTTTGAGAAGGCTCTGCGACGGGCCTTAGAAAAGGAGAAACATGAAAACAGCGACGGAAATATCCAACGTCAGCAATGATGCGGAATCGACAATCATGGTTCCGTACCAAGCTGAAGTCGAAGTTGTCGGGACCGCAGCACTTCTCTTTCACCGCTGGAGCGTGGACGGGGTGGAAGCGAAGTCCAAGGCGGCGAAGGGTTCCAAGGCCAAAAAGGAAGATGACCTTGAGAGCTACGTGTACCGTGACTCGAAAGGCATCCTATGTGTTCCTGGTGAGTACTTCCGCATGGCCATCGTCAACGCTGCGAAGTACCGGCAGGATCCCCGGTCGCCACGCAAGTCGGCGATGGACATCACGAAGGCTGGCGTTGTCGCGATGAGTCCGCTTTGCTCCCTCGGCGTGAAGGATTGGGATGAGGTGGACCGTCGTCGTGTGACGATCCAGAGGAACGCAATCACTCGCTCCCGGCCAGCGATGAAGGAAGGTTGGAAGTGTCGCTTCACCCTCCAAGTGCTTTTGCCGGAGTATATCAACTCGGCAATGCTGAATGATCTCATCCAGCAAGCGGGTAGGCTCATCGGGGTCGGAGATTTTCGTCCGACTTTTGGTCGCTTTCAGGTCGTCGGGTTCAAGGTTTTGTAGTGACACGGCTCGATGCGGTTGGATATGTTCGGGCCGGGCTGGGTGTGCTTTGGTGAGGTCGGGTAAGCCATGATGAGTTGAGGTAGGGCAAGCTGGGTTGTGGTGATGTCCGGTGCGGCAGGGTAGGATTCGGCAAGGTATGCAGTGGATGGGCGAGGTTTGGTCGATTCAGGCTTGTAACGCCTTGGCGGGGTGAGACGAGTTCAGGTTGGGCAAGTTCGGGTAGGCTGTGGCTCAGAATGGTTGGATGGGGTCCGATAGGGTTTTTGTGGTGGGGTCAGTTGTGCTGAGGTGAGTCCTGGCATGGCATGGGTTCTATGAAAAGGAGAAACCGATGATAGAACAAATCCAATTGGCTGACTATAGGTCGCACAAGGCGACGAACATTTTCCTCTCAGCTTTCAACCTTTTTTTGGGAGCGATGGGAAGCGGTAAGTCGTCCGTTCTGCACGCACTGAGTTTACTTTTGTGCGGAGAAAATCCAATCATAAACAGAAAGGGAGAAGGTTTGAGGATGGAAATCAGACTAGGCTCTGATTCATTCCGCATCGCTTGCCGAATGTCTGGAGGGATTGTAATTGACCAAGCGGTCAACGCGAAAACTAACCGTATCGGGATCAACGGTGATTACTCAGATGTTCGTTTGCAACGAGGCACTATCAAGACATTGTTGAAGTGCAGTCCAGAAATTGTGCAATTACTTTTGGATCCTTCTCCAATCTGGAATCGCAAAGAGGAAGACCAGCGTAAGGTTTTGTTGCAGTTGATGAGCCAAGCAGAATTAGAGGCTCCGCCGCTGGTGAAAAAAATGAACCTTGCGACGAGTTTCCGATCTGTTGGCGTAGTTGACGAAATGATAAAGTCTCTCAAAGAGGTTCGCATTCGCGACCTGAACCGGGAAGTTGATAAGTTGCAGGCGCAGATTCCCGAGGCCGTCGAACTGGCTGGCGGCAAGGTTGTGGACGTGGCGCCGTTGAAGGCTCGCCGGGATACGGCGATCGCCAAGCAAGCGGCCCACGAGGAATGGAAGCGGACGTTGGAGAGCCTCCAGAAAGAAGCCGCTGGCGCCGAAGGGGTGGCGACGCTCAAGGCCAAGCTCACTTCCACTGAGGAGCAATGGCGCGTTGCGCAGCAAGCGCTTGAAAACCTTCGCGCCGAGTACCACAAGAAGCTATCTGGGCTCAACGAAGGCAAGGAGAAGGTCTCTGCAACGAATCAGAATGTCATCAAACTCAGGGCGACTCTCAAGAGCATGTCGGGCATGGGGGCGAAGTGCGGGGTGGTGGACATCTTCAAGTGCCCTCTCACGGTTGCCGACATGAAGAAGATGCACGGCGAGGTCACCATACAACTGCAAGACGCAGAGGCAGACTTGGAGGCCCTTTCGTCGGGCGTCAAGGGCCTGCAAGGGGATGTCACCGGCCTCGAAACCAAGGGGGCGGAACAGAAGAAAGAATACGAGCGGCTGACTGGGGAAGTTGCCACCGTCAAGCAGGCCATCACGCACGCCGAGGATCTTGCGGCCCGTCTTGCCAAGCACCAATCTTCGTCGCTGGAGACTGGCAACTGGCCCGACGAACTGGCGAAGGCCAGCGAGGCGCTCACCGCCGCCGAGATCAAGAACTTGGATATCCAGAAAGCGCAAGACATCAATGCATCGCGCTCCCTCCAAGTGACCGCTGTGCGGTCGAAGCAATCCGAGGCCGAGGAACTGAAGGCGGCCGTCGAGGAACTTGCGGCCCTCAAGGAAACCCTGCTGAAGGCGGGTTCGTCGCACTTCGTCGAGGAAATGCAGGCCATCCTCAGCGAGTTTGGCTTCGAGCAGGTCGAATACTCCAATGAACCCTTCGGGTTCTTCGCCGATGGGCTCGGCGCCGAGCAACTCTCTGGTGGCCAGAAGGTGCTCTTGGAAGCGGCGTTGCGGCTCGCCGCGGCGAAGGCGTCGGGGCTGAACATCATGGCGCTCGACGACGCGAACAAGTTGGGCGAGAAGGCTCGCAACAAACTGGCAGGGATCCTGCTGAAGGCTGGCGTGCAGGTCATCATCTGTAGCACAACTGAAATCCGCCCGGAACCACAGAAATTGCCAGAAGGATTCAAGATACTTTGGTTTACCAATGAGAGCCCAATTGGGCCGACAGTCGTGGATAACATCCATGCGTAATTTGTTGTTGTGACAAAGCAGAGGAAGCTATGAAGCGCAAAAGCTACAACGACGTGGCAACTCTTGGCCCCAGCGACCTTGTGCCGTTTCAGGTCGGGGAAGGGGCGAAGGACCGCCACGCGACAAGGCTCTCCATCGCCCTGAGCCTCCAGGGCGTTGTCGAGGACTGGGCGAAGCGTAACGGCTTTACGCTGAGGATTTCGAATGGTGGCCATCATTGGAAGCTGACCGGCCCATTTATCGCGCAGTGGTGGCCTTCTTCCGCGAAGCTGGTTTTCGGGAACGGCTGGCCAGACGGTGTGCATTGCCACGACGTGGAGCAACTCGCTACCCTCGTCGGGAAGAAACTGGAGTATAATCGAGCCCGAATTTAGGAGGCATCTGTGGACACACCGAACACCGTTGACTTGGGCAAGTTGCTTGCGAATCATCGGCTGGACGGCATGACCGCCGAACTCGTTGAACCCAAACGGCTCGCCGCCGAAGGGTGCATCATCGTGTGCATGAGGGCGGATCTAGCGATGATGCCCGTCAAGGGGTCTGTGGAGGTAGCTTGCTATGGATGCGGGGAGAAAGTCATAATGAGTCCTTCGACCCAAGTGGTCGTCGCACTGAATCCGGCAAACCCCGTGCTGTGCTTTGAATGCCTCGTCGTGTTGTATCAGAACGAAAAGACGTAGTGCAGTACTGCACAAAGGAGAGTGGCTATGCCACAAACGATCATCGTCGGCGCAGCGGTCTATATTGACCCTTTAACCGGAATTACGAAGTGCTCGTACTGCGACCAGCCGGTCGCAGCGAGTGCAGTCGAACGCAGTCGCCTAAGCACCCAAGCCCAAGCGCCGCAGATTTGGTGCGCCAACAAAGAGTGCAAGGCGTACAACGTCATGGGCGATGTCGAGATCACGACGCTGCCGGGGACGAAGCACCAGAGCCGACCGCCGTTCAAAATTGGTTCTTGACACACAGTTCGATAGAGGGTATATTCTGGCCATCGAGCCGTGTGGGCTCTCTTCACGGGGATACCTGGAGGCGGCGCCGGCACGTCGCCTCCGCTCCCTTGCCGGAGGGTTAGAATGCCAAAGCGGGTCATCGACGGCGAAGCTATTGCTACCAGCCTAAAGCTCCGCCAAGTTCCAGAAGAATTCAAAATTCATTACCCGTACCTTTTAACGCTCGCACTAGCAGACGGATCCTTTGAGTGTGATCCTGGGACCATTTGGTCGTCACGGTACTCCATCCTGATGCCAAGTGTCACCCCCGAGAAAGTCGCTATGATGCTTGCCTGCTTCGAGGAAGCAAAACTACTCTTCCGGTGGAAAAGTGAGAGAAATGGTAAGGTTTGGGGGTATTGGGTGGGGATAAACAAGCCTGGAAGGCTCCCCGGTGAGTCTAGGAGAGGTAAGAATGAGAAAATTGGGGAGTCTCCACCTGAATCATTGCTAATAGAATTCCTTTCAAATGGATGTAATTTACATCCACTACAAGAAAAAACAAATATCTTATTGGAAGTAAATGGAATCCATACGGAACCTACTGGTATCCATACGGATGTAAGTAGTTTCCCTGGCTCTGGCTCTGGCTCTGGCTCTGGCTCTGGCTCTGGCTCTGGCTCTGGCTCTGGCATAGGTTTAGGCCCCCCTTCGGGGGAGTCTGAGGGGGGGCGGCAAGAACCTGAAAAACCCGACAAAGGGACAATCCCTGCCCCAGTGCCCAGTGCAGGCCTGCACTCCGAAGCGGAGATCGACGAAACCCAGGACATAATCCCATGGCTGGAGAAAACTTGGCGGGAGAACCCCAGAACGAGGAAGTTAGATTGGAAGGACATAAAGTACCCCGAAGGCGTGATACGCGCCGAAGAAGCGATGGGTCGTTTGCAGTTTCGGCGAGCGTGGCTGGACTACCTCGACGGCAAAGAGAACCCGAAATTTTTCGAGTTCTTGAAGCAGTTCCAGAACGAGGGAGCCAAGAAGTCGGCGGTGAAGCCGCAGCGGGACCCTGCAACGCCCCAGAACAGCGACGAAGCTGATTTAGCCCGCATGAAGGCATGGAGGTGAGCGCTGACGTATAAAAAGTGGGCGACTAGATTCATCGGTGACCTACTCTACGAGGTCAACGAGCACAAATGCCCGTTGCACAAGAGCCATGAAACCGCGCGGCGGCATTTCAGGAAGGAAATCGAGCGCCTAACGAGAGTCCTAAACCGAGTTTACAACGACGGATCGAAGAATCCCTCCTACTGAAAGGAAGTGAGCGATGAAGGTAAACCTAAAGAAACCCGATGGAAGCGTTGCGGAAGGGGAGACGGTGCCGTTCAACGTCGACGACGAACGGTTTGGCACCTACAGCCCCAATGTCCCGCCCGAGCATCCACTCGCTGGGAAGACCATCAAGTTCAAGGCAGTGGTGCATACCATCGTCTTCGCAGGGGTCAACCCAGAAACCGGCATCCCTGAAATTCAGGTGATGTACCAAGCGGTCGCTGGCGTTGAGTAGCGAGGAGGTGAGAAATGTCAATGATTTGCCTTACTTGCAATGGAGATCGAGGCGGGAACTTCTGCTCGAAATGTGGGTCGAAACTTATTGAAGACCCAAACACTCGCCGATGCCCAGCCTGTGGCGTTGAGGTGTATCAAGGCGACTTCTGTTTCATCTGCGGATGGGAATTAGCGAAGCCCGTACCTCCAATATTCGTCCGATTTTGGCAATCGCTAAAATTTTTGTTTCGTGGGTTTTCATGATGACCGACGCGGAATGCCTGAAAGAAGTAAAAAAACTCGAATCAGCCCTACTTCGCTTCCCGCCGCACACCCACGACGACCAGGAGTTTTGGGATCGGCGTAGGATGGCCATCTTCGAGGCCGTCGAGCGCTTCGGTGTGGACACGCTTCGCCAAGCCTTCCGACGCTTCGCTGAGGCTGGCGGCGAGCAGGGGTACGGATTCCCTACGGTTCCCGAGATCGTCGCGGAGTGTACGGCCGTCGCCAGCGACGGGGAGCCTGCGGAGCAGGCTCGTCGAACCTTCCCACGCTTCGCGCACGCCTGCGCAAAGCAAGCCGCGCAATGCAGTCCTGCACTACTGACCCTCGCCGCACTGTGGCCGTATGAATCCGCCCACATTTTATGTGCGGGCGAGATCCCTGCGACGTGTCCAGAGTGCGGCGTGCGGCACGTCGAACTGGGGGCGTTCGACGCTCTCATCGACGCGCATCCGGGGGACACGGGGGGGTGGACGCGGTACTTTAAGGGGTATTTGCTCTGCGCCGCTTGTGCGAAGAAGGGAAAGTGAGTGCCTACTACAACGAAATCGATCCGTTCGCGGCGGCATGGCTGCGCGAGTTAATCAAGGCTGGGCAGATCGGCTCAGGGGAAGTTGATGAACGAAGTATTACCGAAGTCCAACCCGCAGACCTCCGAGGCTTCACGCAATGCCACTTCTTCGCCGGCATCGGGGTGTGGAGTTACGCCCTTAGAGCGGCTGGATGGCCAAACGATACTCCCGTTTGGACAGGCTCCTGCCCCTGCCAGAGTTTCAGTGCAAGCGGGAAGCGGGGAGGCTTCTCAGATAGTCGTCACTTATGGCCCGCATGGTTCCGGCTCATACGCGAGTGCCGCCCTGACACAATGTTTGGCGAGCAGGTTGCGTCCAAAGACGGACTTACTTGGCTCGACGTTGTTTCGGCTGACTTGGAAGGAGCGGGTTACGCCGTCGGGGCGGCGGATTTGTGCGCTGCGGGCTTCGGCGCGCCGCATATCCGGCAGCGACTGTACTTCGTGGCCAACGCCGAACGCAATGGAAGGCAGCCAGACGAGCCGGGGCGGGGATCGCTACGACGAGAAGTTGATGGGCGGGATTGCGAAGCTGGTCGGATGGCCGACGCCGCAAGTTCACGACGACAAGGAACGCGGGAACACGGAAGCGGAGCATTACCACTTCCCGCACGACCTAAGCAATGCGGCGACCTGGGCGACCCCGCGCAGCGAGGACTCGGAATGCGCGGGAGCGCATCGGGGCAACGCGGACGGGCTGCACAGTCAGGCGAATCTCACTGCTTGGGCCACACCCTCGGCGCGGGATTGGAAGAACGGTCAAGCCAGCGAAGAAACTCTTCAGAAGAATTCCAGGCCGCTGAACGAACAAGCCGTGGCTTCACTAACGGCTTCTGGGCGGACGCCGAATGGCTTTGGTGCCGGGACGAAAAGTACCGGGCAGTTGAACCCGGCACATCCCCGCTGGTTGCAGGGGCTCCCAACCGCATGGGACGACTGCGCGGTTATGGTAACGCGCTGTGCGCGGAAGTCGCCAAAGGCTTCATCGAAGCCTACATAGAAGTCAGAGCCTTGAAAAAATAGTTATGCCTAGCGCAACAGCCAGTGAGAGAACAATGCCGCATAACACCGAGGCGGAGCGTGCGCTCTTGGGTAGCGTCCTTTTGGACAACGCTGCGCTTGCGATCTCGATAGAGATCGTCAGTGTCGGCGATTTCTACTCGACCGCTAATCGTCTATGCTTCGAAAAAATGCTCCAACTCTCCGAAAAGGGCACGACGATAGACCTCGTCACCCTCTCCGACCAACTCACGAAAGACGGACTCTTCGATAAAGCCGGCGGAGGGGGATACATTGCGGGGCTAACCGAAGGGGTCCCGATTGGCACGACGGCGGCGGTCGGGGAATATTGCCATATCGTCAAGGAGAAATCTAAACTTCGCAGCATCATCAACGCTTCAAACAACGTACTGGCGAGGGCATTCGAAGGCATCGACGATTCGGCAACGCTCGCCGAACTGGGAATTGAAGCGCTCTACGACATCATCGGCGCCAAGCAGAAATCGGGCCTCGTCAAGCTCGATCAAGTATTTCGCGAGGAGATGGGAGCCTTCGGGACGCTGCTCGACGGCCGCACAGGGGCGGCCTACGGGATCCCGACGGGGTTTACAGACCTTGACGCTATGTGCAGGGGGCTCCAGCCAGGTGAATTGACCATCATCGCGGCGCGGCCCAGCTTGGGCAAGACGGCGCTTGCGACGTGCATAGCGCTCAACATGGCGGATCGCTACTCGATCCCCGTGGGATTCTTTAGCTTGGAAATGATGCGGGCGGCGCTGCTCACCCGGATGCTCTGCGTGAATTCCAGAATCAACATTCACCGTTTGTCGACGGGCTTCTCGACGCGAGACGATGTGGCGCGCGCCGTCAAAGGCATCGGCGAACTCGCCAAACTACCTATCTGGATTGATGATACCTCCGGTTTGACGCTGACCAGCTTCCGCGCCAAGGCGAAGCGGCTGATTCAGGAGCAAGGTGCCCGGGGGTTCATCGTTGATTACATCCAGTTGATGTCCTCGGGGAAGAAATTCGACAGCCGCAACGCCGAAGTAGGCTATTTATCGGCGGGGCTCAAGCAATTCGCGAAGGACGAGAAGGTCTTCGTCGTGGCGCTGTCGCAGTTGTCCCGCGAACCCGAGAAGGGCCGGAAGCGGAAGCCGCGGCTGAGCGATCTTCGGGAATCAGGCGCGCTTGAGCAAGACGCGGATGTCGTGATCTTCCTCTGGCGTCCGAAGCAGGACGAGTCCACCGCCGAAGGCGGGCAGGAAATGGTAACCATCATCATCGGCAAGCAGCGCAACGGCCCCACAGGGGAGTTGTGTTTGGGCTTCCAAAAGGAGTACACTCGGTTCGTCAACCTAGCTTCTGGCTCAGACGAACCGGAGATCGTGAGCGTTCCGTAAATTCAAACGAAGAAGGAGAAACACCACCATGAACATAATTCTAATTCTATTTGTAGTGGCCAGCTTCATCGCGGGCTTGGCTTGGGCGAAACCCTTCAAACGGTTTTCCAGCTTATTTACACTAGCTGGCTTGCTTGTGCTTGTGCTATTCACAGCGGGGTGCTCTGCGGCCTGGATCACGAGCGTACAGGCTCTCTTGCCATCGCTTGCCACGATCATCAGCAGCATCTTGGCGTTCGCTGCGGGCTTGGCTGGGAAAACGGTTTCAGCGGCCACACTGGCCAAAGTTCAGACTCTTGAGGGCGATATATCAACTGAGTTAACCGACGCCTCGGCGGTCATCACGGCGTATAAGTCAAGCCAAGATCAATCGCTCCTGGGTAAGTTGGCTGCGGTGTTTTCGAATGTGGTGGGAAGCCTGCAAAGCATACTGAGGGGGCTCGACATCACCGACACCGCGACACTTTCCAAGCTTACGGAACTGATTGATCTGGCGATTGGCGTTGCGCAGGCGATCATCGCGCTGATCCCGCAAGTCCTAGCGACCCTCGCACATCGCGTTTCACTCACCAGGGATGCGTTGACCGCGGCTGACAAGGCGGCGGCATTGCACATCGACAACTTCCACAAGGCGGTGTGCCAGAATTACAACGACATCGTCAACGCGGAAACAGCGAATCCAGATGTCAATGGAGTTCTGAAGGCTTTACCAAGGCTGTAGCAGCGACTTGGATTTCAAAGACGGGATAACAACACGACGCGACGGGGGGCGTTGGACTCACCGGAATGAGCGGGCAGTGGGCCACGCCCCCGATTTTTGGTAGGAGGTAAGTCATGCCCAGATTTGCGGTTGACCATCATCTGCAATTGAAATTCGCGCTTTCCTACGAGCGAGAAATGCTCGTCGCGCTTTACAACCGCGACTGGGAAGCGTATCGTGATTGGGAGAAGAAGTTCGACCGCGCTCGCACGCAAATGAGAGAGCAACGAGCACCGCAGTAAGAGGATACCATGCCGTACAAGTGCCCAACGTGTAATGGTAAGAGATTCATTTTGCTTTATCCGTGGGCTGCAGGTTCAAACTGCCTTGAACTAAAGACTGAAGTTTTCTGCTCGGACTGCCACGGCACCGGCATCAAGTGGATGCCGAAGTTCCAGTAGGAGGGATTCACGATGTCAGTCTTCCACGGCGACATGAAGCTTGGGAAGAAACCTCCCAAGATCGACCCGCGCACGTTCTGTTTGGGGAAATACCTGACGTCAGAGCTTCCCGCTGCGCCGGCTGAGGTATGCAACTCCAGAGATGTCCAGAACTGGGGCATGATGCTCAATGATACCCTTGGCACCTGCCCGATCGCCGGGGCTCTCCATACCATCCAAGGATGGGTTCTCTCGAACGTCGAGCCCGGGATTCACGCCGATATCATCATGCCGTCCGATGACATTGTGCTTAGATATTACGAGCAATGGTGCGGGTACGAGCCGTCTGACCCATCGACTGACCACGGCGGAGTTCTTCTCGATGTGCTCAGAGCTTGGCATCGGTCGGACATGGCAGGCTACAAGCTGCTCGCCTACGCCGACCCAGACCCGATGAACAGCGAGCACGTCAAGCAGGCCATCAACCTATTCGGAGGCCTCTACACTGGCTTGCAGTTGCCGATTTCGGCGCAGAGACAAGACACATGGGATCTTAACGGCCATAGCAAAGCCGTGCCTGGATCGTGGGGTGGTCATTGTGTTGAAATCGTTGACTATGACTCTGAGATTCTCGTTTGCAAAACCTGGGGGAAGCTTAAAGCCATGACTTGGAGATTCTTCGCCGCTTGTGTCGATGAATGCCATGCCCTACTCTCAGGGGGAGATTGGGTTCCGCCCGCCGGTTTCGATCTCGCGGGCTTGCAGCAGGATTTACTGGCTTTGAGCACATAGGAGGTGGAACGTGTTTGGCATAGACAAGGGCAAGATAAAAGAGGCGTTTTCCGACTTCGAGGGGGCGCAAGAGGCGGCACTGGCCCTGGCCCCGCTCTCCCCGCGCGACCCCTTGCTGGTTGCGGTGGTCAATTTGCTCAACGCCTTGGCCAAGGCATTTTCGTAGGAGGTCTCTATTCGACATGACTCCAAGTCCTTCGTTTCCTAACAAGATAGATTGCTGCCGGAGTCACTCTGTATTTCCTTGCCAAGGAAATTCCAGTCTCAGGACTTACTCGGATTTCTCTTACCACTTCATCTGTCAATTTAGATCCAAAACGATTTTCTCCAAGATGGATAAGACCGTTACGACGAGCATGGAGAACATTTTCGGAATGAGTAAGATATTCAAGGTTATCTGCACGATTATCGGTTTTTGGTTCGTGAATGTGGTTAACCTCAAATCCATATGGGCACGGGCCAAGGAATGCTTTTGCCACGAGGACGTGTACCCTCCTCGGGAAACTCCTCCCATCCCTTCTAAGAACAACGCCGAAGTATCCTCTGTCATCAGGGCTAGGTTTCAGAATTTTCCCAATCCTTGTAGTGGGGGCGGGACGAGATCGTCGTATTCTTCCCAAATTGGAAACCTCGTAGGAGTTGAAGCAAGGAATCTCCTTCCAGATTTCAGTGGTAGAATTGATTTCAGGCATGATGGCTCCCAGTATGAGTCGTTGTGTTCAGGGCCGCAGGCGCGCGGAAACGCTTCTGCGGCTCGATTAGTATAACATTGAAAGGAGTTAACATGCACTATGCTGTAGCTGTTTTCTTATCTTTTTTGATTGGGCAACTGCTTCATGCTTGGCTTCGCGCACAGAGTTCAGTCCATTCCAACCTTAATGGAATCCTCACCTATCGGCAGTACGTCGAAGTGAATGGAGCGAACCTGTGCGTTCGACTCTTCTTGGCGTGGCTCGTCGTATCTGCCTGGGCTTGGCATGGGCAAGAACTGATGACCCTGATCGCCAAGATATCGCCTGATAACCTTGGGTGGCTTTCGACGAATGCGATCCCGCTCAACCCGACCACGGCCGGCGTGTTTGGGTACTTTGGGGACTCCATCATTGACGGTGGGATAAGCTTGATTTCGCGGTGGATCCCCTCGTTGAAAAACGAAGTGCCCCCTACCAGTGGAGCGTCCAAAGCCGTCGTACAGGCCCAGCAGGCTGTAGCAGACGCAAAGGCTGCAGTTGCCGATGCCAAGAATGGGGCGGCGAAGCCCTGACGCCCGCGTCGTCGCTGTATGAATCCCTAATCTATCCATAGCTTTACGTGTCATAATCCCCATCCCCAAAAGCCGCTTGCTGAAGAACTGTGCAGAATGCACGCCTTCTTCCTCATCAAGGATCGGAATGTCCGATTCCTCAAGAAAAGGCTTTTCGAAACGTGTACACCTTTTCGAGTGTATCGAATATTGAATTTCTATGGGAATCAGTACTTTAGATGTGGAAGTACAATTTCCAATATGTACACCGATCGTCGGTAAAGTTTAGTTTTGGCGGCTCCTCGGCGGTGCAGGTCTGCACTGAATCAGCTAAGGATCATCAAACAGCGGGCGCACGGCGCCGGCAGGAGAGGCTTTTTCTGGCGGGCTCCGCAGAACGCGCAGATCATCACGTCGGCCTCGGTGACCCCCGTAATCGCCCGCGGCGTCCACTCGAAGTCGCAATCGGGGCAGTGATAAAGCCCGTTGGCATCGCGTCGCAGATGGACGATTTTCCGGCACAGGAGGCAAAGGCCGAAAGCAAAGTCTTCCATCTCTTGGACGGTGTGAAAGTGCGTTCCCTTGACGCGGCAGGGGAGACAAGTGGGCTCGCCGCAGAAGTTGCAGCGGGGCTGGCGAACTTCGTTGTGGGTCTCGCAGGTAGAGCACTGGTACTCGTCGATTTGGGGCATGTCAGGATCCTTTCTTCGCGTCGAAGGTCTTCAGGTCGTCGATGATGGCCCACTTCTCGCGGCGCTGGCCCTGATCGGTCAGCTTGAGGCGGGCAATACGCAGAGCGATTTCCTCGAGTGCCGTGTCCTTCCAAGGCGCAGACATAGAGGTGATTGCTGACAGTTCAGTTCGCGTCGGAGCGTCAAAAATTTCCCGGATTTGTTCCACCATCGAAGCGGCACACGGGAATACCACTTCGACGAAGGTCGGCGGTCCAGGGTTAAACTGCTTTTGTTCTGGCATGGGTTCCTCCTGGCTCAGCATAGAGCCTCTCGATTTCGGTGATTTCCTTGCAGGCGATGCAGCAATACCCGCCAGCGGGGTCGTCGGAAGACATCCGCGCGTAGACTCCTCGGCAGCCGGGGCACTTCGCCCAGCCTTCCCATATTTGAGGCTCGGCATGCTTCGCCGCTTTGCAGAGAGACCAAATAACAAGGATGACCACTGTGGCACCCGTGCTGCCCATTCCTGCGAAGAAACTGAGTAGGTCGAAGTGCGTCATGGTCTCTTCGCCTCCTTCTCGCAGTTTGTACCACAATACGTCAAGGGGAGCAAGGCTCCCGATCCGCGCAATCGTAGTGTCGACCGCAACCTGCGCAAATCGACGTTGCGGGGGCTCTACGGTGAAGGTAGGCCTCGACGGCTCGCAGAATGACGGCGATCCCCAGAACAGACAAAGCGATTTTGATGATCATGTGCCTCCTCGTCGCGCTAATCGCGCTGCCCTACCCCTAACAGACCAGAGGCAGGGCGCCGGGGTTAGCGGCGTGGCATAGGCATCACCTCCTGTTCCTGTTGCCCTCCTCTTCGATCCAAGCCTTAGCCTCGCTGATCGTGTTGAACCATCGCCTGCGGGGCGTCGCACAGTAGCAGACGGCGTGGACCTTTGGTCCCTCAGCGGAATAGTCCGGCCCGTGGCTGTAGGTGAGATAATTCCCCACACTTGAGCGCTCGCGCCAAGCTCCGAGGTTCTCGTCAAATATCGGCGTGTTGGTGTCGTTGTACTCTCCAGAAATCCACTTGCTGGCATTGTACTCCTCGCACAGTCTGAAGAGCCAGCCGCGATCACTGGAAGCCCATTCGTCGCTACCTTCTGGTGCAGCGGCTCGGAATTCCGCCCAAACGGTTTGACGCAAGTCTCCTTGAATCGGTCCTAACTCGATTTCGCGTTGCTCTGTGAACATAATCAAACCTCCTCAGAATAGGCGAGTTTGGCCGCTCGCCTCGGTGTCGTGGAATAGCGGCGCGCGGCGCTCGAGTTCGCCAGCCTTTGACGTGATGTCCTTCGGCGGTCGGTTGAACTGTTCGGTAAGGTTCTGGCCGGCGCGTTGCGCCGCGACCTTCTTCTGCTCCTCGATGTGCGGCGCCATGCTTGGAAGGGGCTGGGCGCGTTGGCCTATCGGCCGATTGTCGACGTCTGGAGTAGCCAAGAAGATTCCCTTCCCAAAGTCGGGAGGCGCGGCGGTGGGCTGCGGGTCGGGCTCGTCGTCCTCGGGGTCGGCGTCCATCACCAGGAGCACGGTATTAACTCCCGTACCAGACTCTTTGAACGTGTCGGGCGGTAGGACTTCCCATTCTCCGCCCGCCTCGTCGACGAGGGGTTTTAGCTGCTCGTTCTGGCGCGGACCATTGGCGCAGATGGCCACGAGGCGCCCGCCTGGGCGAAGCATGGTCAGGGCGTGCTTGATATGTTTTATGTCCTCGCCGTTGGCAAAGGGCGGATTCATCAAAATGAAGTCAAAACCCGTCTGGTCGACGCACTCGAGAAAATCAGAGCAACGAACCTTCACGGCTGGCCACCTTCGGCGCAACTCCTCGGCTAGGGTTGGGTTAATTTCTATGGCGTGGATCTCGCCCGCGTAGGTAAAAATCTCATTGATAATTGCGCCCGTGCCAGCGCTGGGCTCGAGGATTCTAAGGGAAGACTCAGCGAAAGGCATTCCAGCAAGTTCCACCATGCGGCGGGCGAGGGCGGGCGGGGTCGGGAATAACTGAGGCGCGCTTACCACCTTAACCCCTGCTTTCAGGGTCTCGCGCATGGCGTCAAAGGCTTCGGCCTGCGGCTCTACGGTCGGTTCTTTCCATTCGCGCTCGACGGGCTCCCTGGTGGGTGCCTGTATCTTTGGCGCGGGCTCTGCGGGCGTCGCCTTCGGTGCTGGCGGGTCGACGCGCTTCGCGTCCTCGATGTAAACCAAAACGCTGTTATAGCCTCCAACAAACATCCCGGACCTTACGCGGTGCTCGCCGTACTTGTCGCTTGCGGGTACAATCCGACTGCCTTTCATGTCGTGATACTTCTTATCCCACGTCGCGCGACTGACGTGGTGAAAGCCTTCGCCGGGGTAATTGCACATTGGCGGAAGTTTGACAGCGGCCTTGACGGCCTGCGCTTGCTGCTCCGTCGGTGGCTGATAGTCTCGAATCTCCTCGATGCTGACGACTTTGCAATACCGCGCGTTCGTCGATACGCTGACGATTTTCCCGTCCTTCCGGTTGATGCGTAGGATCGTAACCCACTCGCCGCGGTCGCGCATGACGCGCCCGCCTAGCTGGATGTCGACCCGATCTGCGGCGAGCCCGCCGGCCTCCGCCAACATGGCGCGTTCGTACTCTAGGCGGTTTCCGATATGCTGTAACCAGCGGTCGCACCATGCAATAGTGCCACGGTAGGAGGGCAAGGCAAGGTCGCGTGCCTGCTCCGGCGTTATGATCCCATCGTGTAGTGCGCTCCATAGGCTCATTTCGCCTTCGTATTGGGACGCGGGCACCTCGCGCGGGTACTCGGCCAGCGTAAAGCATTTTGACAAGTGATTGTAATTGGCTATGAGTTCGGCGCGCTCTTGGGTGAGTCCCTCGGCGCTCCATTGCTTGATGCCCGTTTCGCATTTGGCTTTGTCGCGTTCGCGGCTGCGCTGGTCGGCAT